CTTAGCACAAAATGGCGTAGCGATGAAGCTGTAGATCTATGGCGCGAGCAAGGTATTAGTGAAGACAGAATTCGATTAATGCAGACTGATTGGTTTAACTCTGCACACGAAATGTTTGCTGTTGCATTACAGAACTTTATTGCTGATTTCGGTGAACCTATATCTGATAATCCTTCACGTGCTGTAGATACAGATGCTGCTGCAATATTTCAACAGGTTGCTGCTCCTATTCGTAGTATGTGGACACAGCTAGCACGGCAGAGTCCGGCTGACATTATATTAGAACGTGGTCGTCCACATAAAGCATGGTCGGCTCCAATTCCTACAGCAACATACGTTACTGGGCGTAAGCGATCCATACAGTATCCTGCTGTACGGCAAGGCGATTATGTACGCATGCTTATTCCAAACAAGGGTCGTATGCAAACTGATGCCCACAACATCTTCAATGTAAATGATTTGCTCGGAATGTGGATGTCTACTGGTCAAACTGATTCAGTGCACCATAAGTTTGGGTTTAAGGTTGAGTACACTGTCAAAAATTCCGATGGGCAATTAATAACTCGTAACGTTAGTGTTCCATTTGATAATAGCAAGGCCATCTCATACATACATCAGTTAGCTATGGAAGGTGGTGAGGTAGAGTTTTTCACCATTCCTGCTGGTAGTGAATATTTAACTCAAATGAATGCTGAATCAACACAATGGGGTCAACCTCATAATGGTCGCATTGTTGATAAGGTTGTGTTGCGCAACAAAAATGATTACACAAGACAAACAGTTTTTGCGTACACCATTGGTGGCAAGCAGTTTGATTTCGTGAGCATGAAGGATAACGATGGCGTTACTGATAGTGGATTTTTTAATACGCGATTTGCAGTTTCTGATGTTGCAGATGAGGACGGTAAAGTTGATGATCGTTACACCACTGTCCCAAATGCAGATGCATATTTTGTAATTGAGGCACCAGTAACTGTTGCTATACGTGACAGGAACAGACCACGCACATCAAGTCGTTTTACTGGAACAGCACGATTCCTAGTCTCAGCAAATGACATGATGGATTCTACATATAATCCGCAGTTATTAGGATACACGGGCGATTTTAATCCTAAGTTTAGTGCCGTCCTTTATGACATGAATAGCAAGATTGATACTGTCACTAGAGCTATATCTGACTATCATTCGTATCAGGATCAACTTAACCTTGAAAGCAAACTATTTACAGGTACTCCTGCTGATTTTAAAACTGACACACGTGATCAGTTCACGCCAACGCAACGTATTGCTGCATATCATGCAGATCAAGGTAAGGATGTTCGAGCTGCTGGTGTAGACATGTATGCACCAATCGTTGCAGGTCGTAACACATTTGAAAACACCGTCTTAGAAATTATGCGTAGCCGTCAGATGATGGACGTGAATGGCGCATATACAGAAGAAGGTTTGATGTATTTAGATAGGCTGAATACATTTTCTATTGGGCCAATTGCTGAGTATATGCAACGAGAAGGAATCTTTAGGCATGCACTTAAAGATTCTAGGCATGGTGCATTTGAGAATGATTCATTTAAGATTGCCTATGGCACTCCAGAATACAATGCTCTTTCAAACTTCTCGCGTTCATTAGAGGATGCGTTGCGACAAAAGGGTTTAGCATCTGGTGTTCCATTTACTGAGTTGGATACATTTATTGTAGATGCGCAGGATGAATTCTTCCGAAGTCTTTACTCCGCAATGTATGTAAAACCTGTTAATAAAGCATCTGCAAAGGAAGCAGCGCGTCCTGTTGAAGAAAGAGTCAAGCAAGTTCTTGATGAATTTAACAGTGGCATACCAGAGGAGCAACAGTTATCTCTCAATTATATTGAAGGAACAGCATCTCGCAGTGTATTGCCTATTTTTGAATACATACTTGGATCAAATCGCATAGGTGGCAGTGACAGTTTTGTCGGCATGACTCAGATTAACAACTTACTTACCGCTGTGGCTACTAATCAACCAATTGAACTCGATGGTCGCCCACATCAGATTAATGGTGCAGGATACGTACTACACAGAACAATGGATGTTGTTTTTGGGCGGAACAACTTTGTTGGCAAATCTGAATTTCTGGATAGATTAAGTAGTCTCAATGAAAACGAGAGGGCTAAAGCATTACGCCTTGTGACTAGTACTGCTAGTATCCTTGACCTGCAAGAGCGAGTCATTGCAAATGCTAGATATAACTGGCAACGGTACTCATTGCCTTCTGGTGCATTTGCTGACAATGGAAAGGTACGCATTGTTGATGCTTCTGGCAGAATGTTACAAGTTAACTTTTTGACAAATGAAGTCACCAATATAGGTCCTGATTATTTGCAACCGGGCAGGATTATTAAAGCTGACGTACACAGCAATAGATATCCGCTTTATAATCCTGACGCGATAGTCCGAATGCAAACTAATGGAGATGCGCTAAACGTTACTCAAACAGATTCTATTATGCGTTCACTTAGTAAACTTGAACTTGAGCAATTAAGTATAGACTCTAAGGGAATTGTGATCGTACGTGAGAAGGATTATCGAACTTCAAGTGGTGAGCTTGGTATTAATTTGTACAAAATCACCAAAGCTCCCACAAAAGACTTTTTAGAGACTGGCCAACGATACAACGTTTATCCAGTAAATAATCCTTACAAGGGTTTCTATCATGTCACAGGAGAAGATGGCTCAATAACTGAGGTGAACAATCAACGTGTATTGAATCAGAGTCCGTCTTATTTAATGGCAATGGCTATGCACCAGTATTTTGACACTGCAAATACTGAAAACTACGAGTCCATTGAACGCATCCGAAATACATCAATTATTAGACCAGAGGTATTCATTGCTAAAATGCTTATTGCTCGCGCTCAGCGAACCAATCCAGAGCAGATTAATCAGCAATGGAAAAGACAGATGGCATCCCAGTATAAGGTTAACTCTGTAACTGTAGGGCAGGGTGATCAGACATACTCTATGTTGCAATCTGCGGTTGTAAACAATAAGAGGTCTGGTACATGGATGTCATCTGGAGACTTAATTGATGAAAGCGGAAAACCATTTAGTGATTTAGAAATGGAACTTGTCCGTGGATTACAGGATCTACCAGCAGAGGCTGTTGGTAATGAAGAAGTCGAATCTGCGTGGAGGCAACAACGCTTAGAGGATATTGACAAACGTGTCAGTGTAAATAGGCAGCCAGAAAATATTGTTTTAAAGAAACATTCCGATGTAGACCAAGTCGGTATTGCTGTTGATGGGAATGATGTACACATTACTATTCCTGACAAGCAGTATGCAGACATTATTCAAACAATGTTTAGCACAAGCCCAACAGAAGTTGATCGACTTAACAATTTACCGAATGGCAATGGTGCTACTATGCCAACCAACCAGTTGCCTCCTGACTATCCTGTTTGGCGTATGGTTATGGATGCATGGACCGAGCTATCAGGTTGGGAAGTTGTAAAGCGTTTGAGTCGTGACTTTGCTAGACCATTTATTCAGAACTTTGCACTAACAGCAGGGCGACCTAAAGATTTTGGCATGCAGTTTTATGGATTGATGGGAATGATGCCAAACCTGTGGTTCCCACGTGGACATAATGGCAAGGGAACTATATTCCAAAAACTGTTTGGTCATCAACGTGCAATTAATGTAGGTGGAAAAGAAATCCCTGTGGCTCTTGGTGACATGATGTACCACAGAGTCATTGAAGGGATTTTAAAAAGATACGGAACTGTTGGTAGTAAAGTTGGTGTTGGATTTATACCATTTAAAAACAAAGCTCGAATTGAAGGTATGTACGACAAAGAACTAGGTCGCAAGCGCAGTTATACAATTGAAGACTTAAATGAATTTGGCTTATCTACTACCTATGGCGAGTGGTACGCAGCAGCATCTGCAATCAAGGCTATGAATCCATTGATTGAATTAAAAGATATTCCTATACAGCTAACTGGAGCAGAAAATCTAGGTGGTGGTGTGATTGGTCAACGATTAATACCGTTTGTTGGAATGACTGAACGAGGCGGTACTTTATCAACTGACTTATTGCGCATCAAACAGTTTTTAGAGCAGGCTCGTATTGTGGATCGTGATGAACTTGCGTCATTAAGATTTGGAGGCACTGTAGGAACTATCCCATATGAGCAAGGGAAATTAAAACGTAACTTTGCTCGCATCATAAATACTATTTCAGGATCTCCTGTAGGTGAGGATGTATTAATTCATCCAGTCATGCGTACAATTCAATATCGATCCCAAGCATTTTTTACTGCGCCTAACTGGGGTAAATCATTGAAAGCATTTACCTTGTTGCCTATGATTCCAGAGTTGGCGCTTGGTTATGCTATCAACGGAGCTTTACGTCCTGTCTGGAAGAAGTTTTTCAAAGGCGTTGGTTATAACACCATCAACTTAGGTGCATATCACAATTTCCTTTCCGCTATCGGTCAAGTAAAGACGGCTAGTGGAGAGTGGAAGAACGCTCCATTTGCTTATTACTTAACAAGATTCTTAGCTTCTGCTGGTGCTACTGCTGCTATGTTTGCATTTGCATTACAAGCTCAAAACATTATTCAGAGCAGAATGTATTTGGCTAGCCAAGGAAAGCAAACTCAGTGGTATCAGATATCTAAGATTAAACAATTGATGGAGGAATCTAAAGTTGACCCAGCACAACCAGAAGCGGGTCCGGGTAAGGTGGTTACCTTTGGCAATATGGAAATGCAAGGTCCTCCTATTGTTATGGGATGGAATAGGTTTTTAATGCAGCCATATATGCAAATGCAGAGGAACATGAAAAATGGTTCTTCATTTGCTGAAGCAGCTGGTTCGGCATTATTTGGTACAGAAGTTACATCTAGGGCTAACCCAATGTATACGGCATTGAGGGATCAGTTGGTTGGCAAGACAAATATATTTAATGCTGCAACATACCAACAACATCCGGGATGGACATATTTCTTAGCGCATTCAGATGAACTAATTTCTCAGGCTGGTCCATTTGCTCCTCAGTTAGCATTGCTTAAGATGACATACCCTAATGGTATGAGTCGAGCTGCAATGAATGGGCAGATGGTACCTATTCAGAAAATGATGAACGACATCGAGCGCATGATGTATGTTGATGATGCAACATACAACCATACTGCTGCTAACTGGATGCGATTTATTGGGATGGAAAACGAGTATTACAATACTAGATTAGACACGACTATACCAAGAATGTCTAAGGATGGTATTTCGGTTGCTGATATCACTAGGCTCAAAAAGGAATTTGAATACGACTATCCAAATATTTTTGAGGTTATTAGTAATTTTGGACTTGGTGCTCTATGGTCTGGTATTCCTGAAACTGGAGATATAGGTACTCGTGGAATTGGAAGTACACAATCTATACCATTACCGGGAATGCCTACACAAAAACTGATAGACGTTTCAAAGCCAAGGCCAGAACGCATGAAGGAAAAGGTTAAAGAACAGCAAGGTCGTGCTACTCTTCCGGAAATTTCATACGAAGAGTTTTTAGATATGCAGAAATAGGGATGATGAATTATGAGTAGTGTTAAGCAGTTTGTAGATATTGCGCAAAAATACATTGGCGTATCTGAGCAGCCGGTTGGAAGCAACTGTGGTCCACTTATCGATCGATGGAATACATTAGTAAACGCTCCGATAGGAAGTTTCTGGTGTGCCTCATTTGTAAGTGGTGTTGCTGCAGAGTGGGAAAATAAAAGTGGTTTGGACTGGCCGTTATGTTTTAGCGCAGACTGCGATGTCTGGTTAGCTGTTGCTAAAAAACATGGCGCACTACACCGTGCGCCAATGGCTGGCGATCTTGTGTTATTGGTGAAGACATCAAAGAGTGGAAGTCAAGATGCATTTCACATTGGCATTGTCGAAGGACAAGACGAAAATGGAATATGGTATTCCATCGAAGGTAATAGTAACAATGACGGAAGTCGCAATGGATATGAAGTAGCGCATCGACCATTGTTTAGGAATCGAAGTAAAGACATGCTTTACTTTATTAGGCCATGGCTTCTAGTGCAGAGTGGGCAAGATTGGAAGATAGTTAATGGGGATAAACACATTTTGGCATTGGTACAAAATGGTAGGACGTATGCTCCTGTGCGAGACTTTGTTAGGCTTGTCCTTGGGGATGATTCTTTATTGGCTTGGGAAGATGGGCCAGTGGTCGATGGTGAACCACTGGCCGTTCAATGTATTCTCCGGGATGGTAAATCGTATGCATCCGTCCGAGATATTTCTCGTAGTCTTGGTTTTGATTGCATCGTCAATAGTGACCAGAAGAAAGTTTACTTAAAGGAAAAACCCTCCTGATTGAAACTCAGTAAACTTTGCGTACCGGGGTTCAAACTGTAGTAGTGACACCCCGGTTTTTCCATTTCTATTCTTAGCAGTAATTACTTCTGCCTTGTCCGATCCTTGTTCTTCATCGCCAGATTGCTTCTGCTCATAGTAGCCAGCTCGGTATATAAACTGAATAACATCAGCATCTGATTCAATGTCTCCTGATTCTCTTAGGTCTGACATCATGGGTCGCTTATCCTGTCGCTGTTCAACTGCTCTAGATAAACTCGACAAAGCAATCACGGGACACTTGTACTCACGAGCAATGTCTTTCAACCCACGACTAATCACACCGATGTCACGAGTACGATTCTCTGACTTGTATGAACTTGGCATTGCTATCATCTGTAGGTAATCAACAACCACCAAGCCAACATGAAAAGATTTTTGTGCGTCCCTGATGGCATCTCTAATTCCTCCAAGGGTGACAGTTTTATCTGCGATAATCCTAACATTAAGTGTCCTAGCCTCCTGAGCTACGGTCTGTAGCTTATCCTTCTGATAGTTATTCAGTTTCTTTGTCTGTATAACTTGGCTATCCACTTCACTGTAGATTGAAAGCATACGTGCAGTTACCATGTCTTTCGACATCTCTGCGCTGATGATAAGTACTCCTGTCCTTTTGTCTAGCGTCCTCATGAAACGAGCTGCGTTCCATGCATATTGTAACCCTAAACTGGATTTACCCATTGATGGACGACCGCCCAAGATGATTAATTCACCATCCCTCCAGCCACCTGTAATCGAATCAACTTCTTCATAACCAGACGCAATCGAGAAGTCTGCTTTATCAACCTCTCTGGATAACGCTTCTGATGTTGTGTCCCAAATTAATTTGGATAAATCTTCAGATGCGTTTCCGGAATTAGTAAAAGAAACAGATTTATTTAAATCAGCTATGATCGAATCAATATCATCGTCACCAATAGATGCCTTCTTGCTAGCCAATTCTGATGAAAAGATTATCTCTCTACGACGGTGGTATTCAATTACTAGCTTGACATAACTCTCGTAGTTGGAAGTACTTGGTAATAGTTCAGCACACTGCATGATGTATCCAAGACCACCACAAGCTTCTAATGCATTACGCTTTGTCAATTCCTCATTTACGGTAACAATATCGATGTCTTGACCTGCTGCATCAATTGCTATGTATGCATCCCATATAAGGCTATGCGACACCCTATAGAACATGCTTTTATTTATGTGTGTTAGGTTCTTAAATAACTTCTTTCCACCAAGAAGAACAGATGCTATGAGCGATTGCTCACTCATAATATCTGAAGGGATTTCAATATTGAAGCCGACGCTTCTAAGATTTGGTTCTTTGTTCATTTATGTATTCCGTCAGTCTAACGATATGCACTTCATTAATAACATCTTGAAGTTGTTGCCCTTTGAGTGGTGGCTCAACCCTCCATGCTTTGTATCCGCCAGTCTTCTTTAGTACTAGTACCACCGTTGGATGTAGGCTATTGGGATCGGTACCCTTTCTGATTCCTTCACTAATGTCGTGTGTAACCATATGCGGTTGTGCATCACCATACTTGTCGATAGCGATGTAATTTAACACCTCTGATGGTGTAGGTCTAAACTTACATCGTGTAAGAATACGTTGTGTGCCACCTTTGATGTCTTCATCCTTTAATCCGTTGATAGCTACTCTATATACAGTCTCACTAGTTTCAGTCCATGGGATTGAACTAGGTAGTTGCGAAAGTATTGCTAGTAATTTATCCGTTATTGTCATTGAACCAATCCTCTATCTTTGCAGTTTTTGTAACTTTGCCATACGTCGATGAAGCATATGTGTCCCAATGCTTCCATAGTGATCTAACTGTAATCATCTCTAATTGCCATTTGCTTTTGAGTGTCTTGACCTTCTCTATGACATCGCTTGGCTTTACTCCAGCCTTATGCATTTGCCAGATGATTAACCTATTGTTTTTCCAATCTTTATCGGTAATGTTTTCACTTGAGAATGGACCCCACCGTTCAATCATAAATGCTTGCATGAGAGGGAATGCAGGGTCATCTTCTTTAGAAACCTCTTTCTGTACTTGCTTTACTGCTTGTACCTTTACGTTGTCCGAATGCTGTACAGAATCTGGAAACAGCTTGTATCCATTGCTTGTTGTTCTCCCATTAGGAGAAGTTCTGCCATTGATTTCTAGCAAGCGACAGTCATTGATTTTCATTGATGACAGATGATGTAGTGCAGTCTTCACTGTTGTCTCCGACAAGCCTGTGCATTCACATAAACGTTTGATACTAGGCCAGCAGTATCCCTCATTGTCAACATGCATAACTAAAGCCATGAATGTGACAAATCCAGATGGTGTAAAGCTGGCAATGTGATTGACGAGTAGTCTATCAATTTGTACAAAGCCAGACGACGATGCACCGGACAAGCCAAAAGACTTGCCGTTAAATACGGTAATCATTGAAACTCCTTATTGGTTATATGGACATTGATCGCAATACCTTACTCGCTGTACTTCATCATCTTCAGATAGCTTTGTAAGTCCTGCGTCATAAACTTCTTGTAGTGGTATTGGTGTTGTGCTGATTAGTGACAAAGCTTTATTAACATCGTCAACTGTCCAGCCACTTGGTATCTCAATTGATTTAAGTGGTTTCTTCTCTTCTTCTTTATCGCCTTTTAGTTCTCTTTCAAACTCTGTAACAGACACGCCTCTGGCTTTTGCTGACTCTAAGATTTGTTTCTGTTGCTCGGTTCCCATATTTGCGACCAACCTGTGGTGAGTCCAGCTAAGACCTGCAACACGGTTATTAATAGGAACATGACTAGAAACCCAGCTCCAGTTAGCAAGACTCTGGTAAGCGCAACCAGTAACATCCATAGCCTGTGCATACTTCTCACCGTATCGTTTTTGTCCGTAGTTAAGTGCATCACCAATTGCAAACTGAAATGCTGTTGTTAATTGCTGTAGTGTAGCCATCAGGCGTAACCACTGATCGTATTCAATGTCGTGGTTAAACTGTAATCCAATGTCAGTGACGCTTACCGCGTCTGGGATGCTACCAATATAAACTAACTCGTCACTCATACTCTTTCTTTCTATGGTGCAAAAGGACCACGGTGTTGATGTCCGTGGTCCTCCATTTGGTAGTTGTGCTCCGTGGGATATAGTTACGGAGCAATGCAATCTTACTCCTCAGTGTCGCTTGCTGTCAATGCTTTAACACTAAAGTTCTCTGTGGCTTCTGTCACACTGAAGATGTCAGGGTACTGCTCAACTAACGTAAGTTGTACTTCTTTTGGGATCTTGCTTTTGTAGATCTTGTATTCAGTTTTGATAGCGTCAAGGCTAAGTGGAATTACGTATGCAGCCTTCTCATCATCAAGAATAGAGAACGTCGGTTGCGATGTGCGAAATGCAACCTGACCCCATGGACACTTCCATGTCTTTGTTTTACCTGTCAATTGCGTTTTAGCAAAGTCGGCAATCTGTGCGCCGTACCGTGCTTGTAACCATTGAACCTTACGTTCTTTATCTTTGACCATTGCTTTGTATCTATCTACAACAGATTGCATAGCAAGTTGCTCAGCTTTAAGTTCTGTTTCATATTTTAGTAAACGCTGTAAAGCTAAAAGAACGTCATCTTCTGTTTTAAGTTCATCACCCAACCAGCCATCTACTGGACCGGCATACTCGCCGGTCTCTTTCTCCCAATAACTATCTCCAATGATGTCAAACTTTTCTGTATTCATTAGTTACCCTCTTCCTCTACTGCTAGAAACACAGCCTCAGCTTCTTCAGGTGTATTGAACCCTTGAAGCACTTCAACAACCAACCGTAGGTTTGTATCACTTGTGTCCGTGTGGCCAGCCAGACGCTCAAACACACGTTTCATATCTGACGATGTAATACCTGCGCCCCATATACGTTTGCATTCTAGATTAAACTGTTTACCCGGTGTAAGAGTAGTAGTCTTAACTTGTTGTGGTGTATCTACAATACGCATGTCACCAGCTGGTGTAATAGGTTCCTCTAACTCCTGAGCAAACAGTGTCCCATACCCGCACAATGCCAATGCTCGCCCAATAGCGCCTGTCTCTGCCTTCTCACGGTAATCAGCAAAGTGCTTTTCGTGTTCTGTCTTGTGAGCTTTAGCAATAAGTCTGCCTGATGAATCAAGAATCTCGGCAGCAAAAGTACAGTAATCAGCGCCCGAAAGTTCGGGCACTGCATACGTTTTAATTGTCCAGTCTGGATGGTCCTCTCTAAACCATGCAATACGTGCAGCAACAGGCAAGTATTGCTTGCCTTTGAGATTAATAAAGTGATCACGTGGGTTAAACATTGTCTTTCTCCATTATTGATGTGCGACTAGCCTTGCTGAGTGCTAGTGCTTTCTTCATGTCGTGAGTATCACGATCAGTGTAAACATATCTCGCTTTGCTAACTAGCCCTATGAAAGGTATAGCTTTAATTTCATATAATCCTTTGGCAAAGTCTGCATCAAAATCAGGGATGATATCTTGTAGTTCAACTAATAAACCAACTACTGTCAAACTGATAACTAATGCTTCGTCCATGCTTGTTACGTCATTTCCATTTTTGTCTACAGCATAAAGCCAAATAGATGATGGGCATGAGAACAAATGATTACTAGGTAAATATGTAGATGACATAGTGAAACTAATAGTTGATCCCGTCAAAAGCATTGGCTTGCCATCAAGGACAATCGCTCTGTATACACTACATAATTCAGCTAAGGGTACTTCTATTAGGAAGTAGTCATCAGGTCCTTCACCGCCTTCATTTAATTGTGTGATTGCTAATTCTTTGGTAGTCCATATATTCAAAAACGTCCATGGCCCAGTGCTTTTACATGAGAGTGATTGCTCGCGCATCTGATGTCTTGCCACATATACCATCGTAAATGGCTCAACATCTAACCATGCATCGTGATCTTCTAAAGCTAAAGGCCAAATTTTATTTACATCCACGTAAGATTCTCCAATTTACTATTTAATCCAAACATTTTGTCAATAGTGATAATGTGATTAATCACGTCTTCAATTGATCTGCATATTACAACTAAGTGTTTATCTGAAAAGTCTTGTTGTTCTTTTCTTACTAATCCTTTCTCTGTTTTCAATTCAATGCCAACAGAGCAGAAGTTCCATTGCTTGTGATGTACATATAAGTCAGGTGCACCAACTGTGTTGCCTTGCCACCCTGTAGAGTAACTCCAGTTGCCACATTTAGTACATCTTGTTTTTCCACGTGACTTACCTATCTCCATTACTGTGTAACCGCAGGTAGTTAATAGGTGTACAACTTGTTGTTGCAGTGTTGCTTCTGCTCTATTGCGTCTCATCGACTACGTATTACATCAATGTACAATGTAATTGCAATCAAGACTAAGATAATAAACGTCGTGATGCACCCTACTCGTACATCTTCATCTTTTGACTTCATAGTTCAAGAACTCCCATACTTGTTTGATATGGTCTATTCTTGTACCGTCTGCCCACTTAACATATCCTTCGGCTTTTACTGCTACGTGTGCAGACAATGCAGTCGGTGCACGTAATAGTAATTGAAGGATGTTAGCATCTGACAGAGCATTATCGAGAGCGTGTAGAACTGGCTTAGGTAGTGAGCTGTACGTGTATTCAGCGTTGTATTCATAATCATCTCCTGTTATTTTCATTTGTGTATTTGACATTGTTTCTTTAGTTGTTTCGTTTTTAATTACTGTTTTACATAACAGCCTCCACTTCCATGCGTTGTTTAACAAGCGCACAATATGCTTACGGCTCCAAGTAGACCAGCTATTGGGTGACATTAGTGCATGCACACTAATGACATTATCAATAGCATTTTGTTGACAGATGCTTATCCAGTGTTGATAAACAATCTTGGCAACAAATTGATTGCTGACTGCTACATTGCGTTTATTACTAGACACAATGTAACAGACAGCGTGATATGCATTACGTCTACGTGTTGGCATTAGAACTTAGGTTGCAATAAACCTTTGTGTCGGCTGACACAGTAACCACATTTCCATGGCGGAGTCCATTTACCGGATAGGAACTCATCTATTACATCAGCTACTGTTACTCGTATTAACGTTGTCTCGTCATACATGTTTTTGTTTTTATCTGTAATCCAAACAATACGATCTTCGTGCCAAAACAAATTATCGATAGTGCGTATATCTTCTGCTGCTTCAGCAGTGCCATCCCATTCTCTAGGCATACGGAACGTAACAATCTTAAGTCGCCATTGTGGCCACGATAATGAAACAACTCCATTCAATCCAATTAGTGGTTCTAGCTTGTCCCATCCATCTTTGTAATCACTATTCTTTTTCATGGCATCCAACAAATTAATTAAATCTTGTAACATACGAACCTTTCAATTATAAAAGTAATACATGAGTATACCTTACTCACACGTGCAGTTTGCATCCCAGTTCTTGCACTCATCACAGGTTTCAGCACCCATTAGGTGGTAGTCATCGTCTTCTAGTTCATCACCACTGCGCTGTACATGTTCATAGCCTTTAGCTCCAGCATATATATTGCCAGCAAAGCACATACCGGGTTCAGCATAGCGACATGTAAACTCAAGGTCAGGAAACATGTCAGACATAGTAAGTATCCATATGTCTGCTGGACCCCATGGAGTGTCAAACCCAATGACTATGTGACCGTCTTTATAGTCAAGGTAGGATGTATCACAAGCTCCCCATTTAGTACCCCAGTTGTTATACTGCCAGTCAACATTACCGTTGCCATCTTCATCTAATTCCTGTGGCACAGACTTATTAAAGTCTAGTACTGATGTGCTTGTCTCATACTTTGTAGTGTGTAACTCAGCCCAAGCAAACACTTTGTCTGCTGGGCCAGTGATCGTCAATTCATTCATACACCAATTAGGCATTATCTTTCTCCTTAACCGTAAACTAACTCACCGAAACATAACTCTTGTAGCATTGTGTCAATAACATCTTGATCTACTTGCTGTTCTTCCTCAAACGTTGTATCTCCAAGCAACCATGCTTTCTGTAACCATGTCAGCACGTCGAGAGAAGATATTGTATGCACCTCCTCTTGTTCATCGTGAATATCTATATGGAACAATGTTTTTGGATTATCAAAACCAATCCAGCTGGCATGCCATTGGGTTACCCATTCACAGTAACGTATACCTTCTGTGATTTGGTCATACCAAAACTCTCGATTAATATCTCCTACTACCCACTTAATATGTGTGTCACTTGCTTGCATTACGTCGTACTTCCTTTACTGTTATGTTAATCCTGTCCCAGTTTGTGCCGTAGTTGGCATCAAATCCCTCGTGTAGTTCTTCTACTACAGCTGGCCACTCATCTTCTCGTTCAATGATTTCAGCCATGATTAAATCGTGTGATTGAAACTCTTCCCTGTTGACTCCAACAACAAAGTCATATGGTCCCCACACTTCAAGGTAAAACTCCGGGAAGTCATCCCGGAGTTTGCGTAGTGCTTTCTCAAAAGCTAAGTCTTTGTCGTTCCATTCTTCTTCTGTCATTTATCTTCTCCCCATCCTGTTGGTTGATCAACACTTGTATCTATGTACAAATCATGTGAACTGAACATGTCATTCCATTCGTCGTATGTGCAGTCATGAATGTATTCAGCAAGTACAACATTGAACTCTTCGATGTCTGACTCGTGATACACCGATGCAACAAGTGCACAAAACTTTTCAATCTCGTCATCAGTTGGTCGCTTGACTTTCATTTGCTCTGCGACTTCATCAATAAACTTGATGACTGCTTGATCTGTGTACTGGATGCTTACATCAGAGAACAACAGTTTGCCCATACGGAACATAAACTCTGCACCGATAGCCGGGGAGAGAACCTCCCCGTCATCTGTGTAGTGACAATCACGAGCATAGTCATAGTGGTCAGTTGACCATTCTTCCTCTTCACATATTGAATAAAACATTACTTACTCCTTGTGTTTATTTATTTGTTTAATTAAACCCACGCAGCTGCACTGCCATGGGCGCGGATGACAACATGACTGTCGCCATCACATTGTAGAGATGCAGGACAACTTACGCAGGTTGTGTGCATCGGTAGCATATTGCGATATGTGCGCATCTCATTGATGAACGGATCGCTAGGACATTGTCGCATACCCTTGCTGTATGCTACGTGCCGACGATTGACGTAGTCATGCTCAGGTAGAACAGTAAACGTACCCCAGCCAGCTTGCTCAGCATCTATCTGGTCAGTGTAGTTGTCGCATGACGCTTGCAGTATGCCCTTGAATGGTGCTGCAAGTTTGTCACGCCACTGATGTGTATAGCCACGATGACCAAGGCTATAGCGTAGCATGTCACCCCATACAGGAAAAGGTACGGCTACAGGGTCACCGTATGAACCAATTCGTGTCTGTTTACCAGCGACAATCTGTATGGTTGCAGCAACAGTGCTAGACACAATAGGTATGTTGCCCTTGTGAAACGATTCGTATATGGATGCAACACCCTTACCAATATTGACATAGCAAGTACGTACAATCTTGATCTTGCCATTGACAATATGTGTCTTCCAACCACGCATATGTGGACACTTGCCACAAATGCAACTATCAAGACCAATATCGATTGCATCCTGCGGATGAGTCCAGCGCATGATGATATAGGTCTGCAACATATCGCCAGTCTTGATGTTGTAATCTTCATTGTTGGTCTGGCAGTTAGACATTACAGCAATGATAGGGAAGCGTCGATCAAGTTGTGATGCACCATCATAGAAACAGTACGAGTTGTACTTAGGCTTCATCTGTCTGCCATTGTGTACGTTAGTAAAAAGGGCTGGATCTGCATCCAGCCCAAACTTGTTGAGATATTCTTTAGCTGTCATTTTGTTACTCCATCATTCCAAAACCAATATTTATTGTATTTGTTGTCGTCTTTCTCGATGATCTCACATATGTAATGTGCCTCCTCTTCACTAATGCCATCCCAGCCAATGTTTATACCGACGGTGCTAAGGTCATCGCATTCGCCTTTGCATTTCTTGCCTTTGCAATCTAGTGCAAAGCCACACTCGATACGAAATGTCCACGTGTAATGTGGGTCTACCTCGTCGAGTACGTCGATACTGTATGTTCGGTGTGCATTGACAGGACAATCTTTCCACTCGCTGTTGTGCCACTGCAATTCCCATATTGTGGCAGCAGTCTTCATGATGATTTTTGCAGCTGCGTGGTAATACTTTTCTTTGTATCTTTTATTCATAATGACTCCTTGTTGTGTTTTGATTCTCTCCCGGCATCGATTCTATTATCATGTAGTATGTTGATGGTCCGTCATATCCGTCATCACTAACGTCTTCACCACGCTGATCAGCGCGTTCCATGTGACGTAAACAGTTTTCTCCGTCAGCTATTTTTGATTCTTTATTTAATTGTTCACAACGCTCCTGTAGTTTTCCCATTAGCATTTCTGCTGCTTCACGAGACGAGCACTTGCAATACTCTTTTAATATCTGTAAGTATCCCCACCATCCTCCTTCCTCTGGTCCACCGTAGTAAGACACGTTCTCATAAAGAGAAAGGTAGCACTCTTGTGCTACCTCACGGTCTTCAATAATCTCATTCCACGCCTGTAGAAAGATGCTGTCATCACTCATTGTCATGTTCCTCATTGTGTTCTATGTATATTGGCTTACCAAACTTGACTGGCATTACTCTGTTGCCATGGCATTTGTAGCAAGCCACGTCATACACACCATCAAAGTAATCTTCTGCGTAACCGCCATCGTACAAGTCTTCATGCGTTAGACCATCACAATCAACAGAAGGATTAACATGACTGCCTTTGCCATCACATGTATCGCAAGTCTCATATTTGAATTTGTACCAACACTGTTTTCCATCTTCGCTGTCCCATTTATGTCTTGCTATCATTTTGCGCTCATTGATGTCTATCCACCAACGATCACGACCACCGCGTACACGGTGGTCGTTTTGATAGTTACGGTCTTCCAAGCTGAACCATTCACTCATTGTTTTAACTCCATAAATGCACAGATATCTTGTGCTTGTTTCTTAGACTCAACAGTTATAGGTGCAAGCACCTCAGCAAAGCCAACCATGCAGTGACGTTCGCTGAACATGCTGTGATACACATCAGTGACGTAGTACTCAACACCACGCCGTAGTCTAGTACAACCAATCTCACGGGCAAGTCTACGGCGTATTGCTACACCATCTGCTTTGCCATACCTTGGTTCGACATAGCGAGCGATGAAGTCGTTCGGGGTGTTATCACCGAACGTGCTCCAGAATGTGTATGCAATAGGTGTAAATTCAAAACTCATTTCTTCTCCTCAATTATTGTGATAGTAACGACATCATCTTCCCATTCAATGAATGAGTCGTCGCATTCAAGGCAGTACTTGGCTCGCTTCTCACTATTGACCCAAGCCTTAAGTATTCCGAGGAAGTACTTCTTGTCTTGCTTGGATGCATTCTTCATGCGATAGAAGTGACGTGCCCAGCGCAACATGCCGGGAGCGTTGAACATCGGGACTGATACTAAAGCGATTCGTGTTTTCATATTTTGTTTCCATTCATGTGATGATCAATAAGTGATTGTTGATAGCCATACAGCCACGTCATGGCTTCTTTGAACCCACAGGCTTGCGCTCCTCGGTCAGCTACAAAGTAATCACCGTACATACCTTTGGGTGCAAACTTGTAGCGTGTTACTCCATCGCCGGGGCTGTATGTAAATACATCGAGGTTGCAGTGCTTAAGTACTGCATCCATGTGGTCTTTATCTCGTTTTGTCATTGTGTAGTTCCTTAGCTTTCTTTATGTATTCAGCAACTTGATCAAAATCAAGATGCCCAGTAACGCTATCGTCAACAACGCCACTATCGGGTTCGATCATTGCGCACTCAAATAATTTGTCTTTGTGCCCATAGCTTATATCTTCTGTGCAAATAATAGAGACAGACCAATTGTCATCGAGTTTAATCTTGCGTTGATACCATGTTTTATTCATTGTGTTACCTTTGTGTTGTGAAGTGTGCGTTGTTAGTGAGACGCACCCCTCACATATAACTACTTCAGGGACAAGAAGTCCGAGTTATCACGTGCAGTCGATGATGTCTGTCGCTCAAACTGCTTCATGAGCTTAGCAGTCTGTGGCCAGAAGTCAAACTCAAGCTGTGGAATCGGAAAGTCCTCCATGAACTTCTTGTAGTTATCGATGGCTTCTGCCACCTGCTCAAGAAACTCCGTCTTTTTGACCTGCACCTTGTAGTCAGTAGTCTTACTTGCTGACGGCGAAAGGGATGAAACATCCTTGTTCTCATACGCCTCGAACGTTACTCCGATAATGACGTTTGGTACTGGCAAAGCGTTGGCTTCTTTGTCAGCAATCTCAATGCGCAGTTTGTATGTCAACTTGAACCGACAATCATTGATATTCATGTCAGAGTCATGCGAGTATGACTCATAGTATTCATACTTGCCAAGCGTGCCCTCTTGAAGGCGAGCATGGTTAGCGGTGAGGCGCTCTACGAAGTAGTTTGTGTAGATTGGAAGTGACATTTGTTTGTTTCTTTCTATGCGTTGTTAGTGAGGCGCACCCCTCACATCAAACATTAGATAGCGATCATTACGTTAGTGGCATCTTCTTTACTTAGAAAGTGTTTGTTTCTAAGATAGTTGATTGCCTCTAGTTTTTGTTCATCAGTAATAACGTCAGTTAAATCATCCCAGATTAGCAGTAAATAATGTGTTTCATCACGCCAATCATCATAAAGCTTTTGTATTTTGTCGTACTGTGTTTTAGAAATAATTCCTTCATTCAGTAATGCTTCAACAAGTATTGCGCCACTGACAAGCTTCCAGTCGAAAATCATTTAATTAAGTGTTCCTTACGGGTTGATTGTGTTGGTTGCCCAGTTTTGTCATCAAACCAGACCAACATGAATGGCTCATCGTTGTATGTGTCATTCAATCTGCGTGTAATCCGTACATGCATAACAGGCACGGAGTCCTGTTGGATGATGACCCTGTAGCGAGCCATCACCTTAGCCGACTTAGCGTCTCTATAAACAGTAGGAGGGCCGAATTCACGGCCCTCAAAGTCATAGCACTGATTTGTGTATGTATACGGGTAATTACCCATTGCTTGTATCTACCTCTTCCCAACCTTTCGGGTTGACTGGCAGCTCCTGTAATGTTGCCATCCACTTATCGAATAGCAAGTGTTCTTCACGTGTTGGCTCATCACCGAGCCAATCATCGAATCCCATTACGTTTCTACAATCATGAGGCACGTGTGCGTCTGCAAAGTCAAGCAGCTCTGCAAGAAACATCCGAGCTTCCTTATCAAGGAACTGTTGAAACTGTGGTGTAAGTTTGATGAGTCGCTCAAAACCTCCACCCGGATGGATGTGTAGGTAAGCGAACCTGAGAATTAAGATCTTGTAGTGTTTAGTCATTTGTCTTCTCTTTCATTTTTGTGTCTAGTGTGAACTCTCGTCGTAAGCCTGCTCTGAATTTGACAAGCCAGAGTTCAAGGCTGTCAATGTCAGCTGGAAATACATAGCAAGCCATCAAGCCAGCTCCATGTATTGTTATTTGCGCATTACCTGTATCGCCTAACAAATCAGCACTTACTTGCAAGCGATAGGCTTGATATGGAACATTTGTCTCGAACTCAACGGTGTAGTTTTGAGTAAGGGTTGTCCGACCCTGCCGTTTAAAGCAGGATCGGTTGCCAGTGCTGGATACCATCATGTCGTATGGGTGCGTATAGTTGCCCCGTACAATGTCATACACGCCATTTGCAGCGTCTTCAGGTGATATGTATTCGTTATGTGTCATTTGCTCATTTCCTCTCGTAGTTGCTTAGCTTTGTTGGTGTTGTAGTTCAGCATAAACTGATACTGCACCTCAACATCATCAGTGTTTGGTAATTCTTTCTGGAAGTCAGACTTAAGTGATTTAGGAAGGAACATGTTAGTCATCTCTGCCACTAAAACCATATCGTTCACCCACTTCCAGTAGGCAACCTTCTTCTCATTTACTGTCATTGTTGTACTCCTGTAAAAGTAATATCTCTACATCTGTCAGCCAGTAATTGGCTGAGTCAGTCTCTGACTGCCAGCTTATCTCTTCGTTAAATGACGGTGACGAGACAAACACCGTCACTTCTCCATCCTGCCGGACAATAAGGTCAATTGTGGCGCGAGCAGCTTGATATGGCTTGTCCTTTTGGCAGTGAACCTGAATGGTTGCGTGGTAACGTTTGCGACCATCGATGTAGTGGCTGTTGATGGTTGAACGTTGAACATTGATTTCATCAAACTTGGCGTTGTACACGCCTTGCAATGAGGCTACCAAGTGTTTTACAAAGTAACCGGGCGATATAAATTTACTCATTGTCTATTTCTTTCTGATACTTACTGATTGTTGTGAAAAAATATCCTGCCAAGTACAAGACTGACAGGACAACTACGCCGATGCAAAAAATAAAAAGCGTCATAGCTCTTTTAACCTTTTATTACCAAGTGTTCGACCATACTCCGATGGAGTCATCTTTTTCTCCGCAGCGGGTAAAAGGCTGCGGTCCTTGCTGTATCGCAAGTCAATGGGCAATTCATCAAGAATGCCTGATTTCCACCGACCACGTGAATCCTTTGTTACGCGGTCATATTTAACTGTAATCCGATTGTGCTCCGGGTTTACGTGGAGGTTGCCCTCCACGTTTACCACAGTGCCGTAGAAGCCGGGTCTTCGTACAGAGTGGACCCGATCTCCTAGTGCAAACTTAACCATTATCAATCTCACCCTTTCGTGCTACGTTACGGAACGTGTTATGAATCAATGTGACATCACGTTGAGATGGTTGCGTGGCAGCCCAGAACTTGTCAATCAAACGTTGACGTGTCTCTGGCTTACCAAGGTAGGTCAAAAACGTTGGACGGCTAACGCCACACAGATTAGCCATCCGAATGCTACTAACGAACTGACTGTAACGACATAACTCAAACCATCGCTCCTTTGTCTCAGCCATTGGGTCAAAGAGTGGTTCGATGATGCCAGCCTTGATTAGGCGGGCTTGCTCTTTCTTGCTGAGCAAATGTACGGGAACGGACTGTTGTGTATTCATACTAAACTCCTTGGGTCATTTGTATTATAAGTATTACATTGATTGTTATTCAATATAATGAGGGGGGTAATATCTGACCCCACCCCCCTATAAAAATTGGAGGGGTATAATTTTTGACCCCTCCCCTACGTGACTAGCTTGCGTTGGCTAGATAGTGCTGGCGATCAACATCTTGCCATGATCCATCAAGGCGATAGAGCCTGATGTTCTGTTCATAATCTAACCCAGATGCAAGTGTTATCTTTGGGTGAGCGTGGTCACCAGTTGCTTCAAAGTAATCTTTGGCTACGCGTTCTGCATGGTCAGGGTCTTCAAACAAAAGCACCCAGTGCTTACCATTGTCATCTTCATGCACAACGAATGTTCCTTCTTTGTGCTCGTATGCTGTGTAGTCTTCGGTTGTGGTTGACGCGATGATTTGGCGTGATGTAACGCCACCGCCCTCAACAAAGAGGGCGAACAGGCTCATAAAATACTCAGTCAATCTTTAAACTCCTTCTGTGTAGTTACCAAACGAACGTTTGAACGCTTCGATTGCAGCTTCATTAGCTTTAATCTGTGCGCGTTCAGCAGCAATTCTCTCAAACCACTCGTCTCGCAGGACGTTCATCCTGTCTATGACATCATGACCTGTCATGTCTGTATTATGTAGGTCGCGGACGTCAAGGTTGCCAACCTTAATTAATTCTTGCTTGCTACCGTACAAGGTATTGATCCAAGCGTTGACTTGAACGTCGTATTGTGCAGTGTAGTGGTTGTAGTCACACTGAATATCAACATTGTCATCAAACAGCACTGCGCTATCGGTGAAACACCTTGAACCCATTGTGTACCATGCAAGTGCTTCATTCCATTCTTGCTTCAATGCAAGCACCATTGCACACTGGAAGTACATCCTAGCGTCCGATGTCTCATATTCATCAGTGAACGGCTTATTGTTGATGATGGACCAGAAGTATGTTCTTCTGTACAAGGTCTCAAGCAGCATTGTCTTGACGTGACCAACGATGGTACTGTGGCCGCTTTCATTGACAATGTTATTGCCGTAAGTGATAGTGATTTCTTTCATATTAAACTCCTATAAAAAATGGGAGGCTTGCGCCTCCCTGTCCGCGAACGATGAATGATTAGCAGTGCAGAAGCGTGGCTTCCACAAAGTCATCGAACGATCCACCAAGCCACTCTGCAGTGACCTTACCGAACAGCCCCCACCGAAACGTAAAGCTGTTGTCGAGATTGTGGTAAATCTTTACCCTACGTTTTGCGCCTCCACGGACGCTCAACATGAGAACTCCAATGTACATAACTAAACTCCTTAATTGACCAAACTATCGTTGTAGCGAGCATCACGCTCGATCTCCAACATCTCAACAGCACGTTGCCGTTGAATTTCTGCGTCCTGTCGCTTGCTATTCTCAACAATAAGTGTGACAGTCAACGCCAATGCGATAAGCATCAATGCCATGTAGTGTCCTTCCCAATTCAAGGACTTGACGAACGTAACAAACTTCTTCATAACTAAACTCCTATTAAACAGACGCGAGGTAAACCTCTTAGGGACGCATGGTTATTCCACGCGCCCCAAAGAAATCAACCCATCGACTCCACTTCAGCACTCGTGTAGTAAACACCAGCCTCACAATGGTTCATGAAAATCCATGTTCCCTTAATCTCTGTACGTGGTGTCTCCAAGCGAGTAGCCATAGGGAAGAAGTCAGACAAACAGCATACGCGCTTATTCGCAGCACACAACTTCGTGTATGCATTGAATAACTCTTCAAAGATATGCCCGTCTGTCATACACCCCGTAGTAGGCACATCAATGTGATAGTTGTCCATATAGAGCGTGTAGAGCCTGTCGCATACATGACAGTCGATTGAGTGTGTGTTTTCCATTTTGTTCCTCTTTTCATTTAAACTAAAATAATAAAAAAACCACCCGGCAACTTGTACCGGGTGGCATAGCCCATCAGCGTGTGCGACGGGCGAACGCATCCAACTGACGTTGGAGCATCGTGATAGCGTCGGCGACGTTCTCACCACGCAACAGTTCCTTCTGGTCGAGGTGGAACTGCTTGAAACCAACGTAAGAATCGTTGTCAATCAGCCCGTTGCGGTGTGCCAACTTGATGATGCCGACCAAGTCTGCAAGCGTAATCTCTGGTTTCCACGCGGACGTGGTGCGCGTTGGCAGGAACGCAGACAAAGCGTGGTTAGGGTTGTAACCTTGACGAACATAAGACAATCCCATAGCGACCCTATCGGACACGCTGGTATCGGCGAACATGGATGCCATACCCTCCAGTAGGGTAATGGACTGTTGACGAACGGTTTCGATGTTAGACATAATAAACTCCCATAAACGATAAACAATAGTAAACAATCGGCGATGATACGGTAAAAAAAACGGGCGGGCGATGCTACCGTGAACACCGCCCGCCCGCAGGGAACGCATGGTGCGTCGCCTACACCCGTAATATCCTAAGCAGCTGAAGACGACTAGATGCTCCCCGGCCAGCCACCCCTCCCCCCACCCGCATGGCAAGCCCCTACCCTCCCTCCAGTCGATTAGATACCGATTCCTACGCCTATATTCTCTCTATTCTCTATACTATTTCTCCCATCGGAGAAACTCATTTACCCCAGTAGAAAATTAGGATCCATACAATTGTGGTACCATATGTTATACATATATTGAGGTGTGCCATGTTTTTGTTAACGCAGGGTAATGACAGCGAAGTAACGGTTCAGCAGAGTGCAAAGCACGGGTACTCCGTTACAGTTAAGCGCAAGGACGATGGAAACATTCCTGAGTATCGCACTGGGTTGTCGCTTGTAGAAGCTGCACAGCACTGTGCTAATCTGCGTAATGACGGCGTTAAGGTGCCTGCTCGGTTTGTCATTGACTTCCTGCAGATGGCGCTTGACAGCGTCGTTACAGTGTATGAGGCTGGGGCTACGGAGTAGTGGATAGCCTTGAAATTATTTATTGCGGTCCTCGGTCTAGCGAGTATCTATTTAATCCACAACGCGCTACAGAAAAAGCATCAGGAATAGACCTGCAGTACATTGCTGAGCGCAACGTAACAATCAGGCCGGGGCAGATCATGCTGGTTAATACTGGCATGAAGATTAAGCTAGAAGATGGCTATGAGGCTCAGGTACGCACACGTAGTGGCATGGCGTATAAGCATGGCATCGTAGTGCTTAATAGCCCCGGTACGGTGGATGCTGATTACACAGGCGAGGTAAAGGTGATCATCAAAAATATGAGTGATGAGACGTTTACGTTTGTACCCGGTATGCGCGTTGCGCAGCTTGTAATTGCTCCTGTAATACTTTGTAAGCCAGTGGTGCTAAAAGAGGGGTCTTTGTTTGAGGACACTGAACGTGGCGCTGGTGGATTTGGATCAACGGGGGTATAGATGGCGTACTACAATAATGATGAGCTACAACCCGTACACGCAGCTGATGCGTGGAACCTTGACAGGTATCTTTTTACTGCTGTGGCATATCTTGCTAGGGCCGGTAAGAAGAAAGGATCCTCATACGAGGAGGATGTACTTAAAGCACTTTGGTTTCTTGCATATGCATTGACCAAGAATACAAGTTACTCCAAAACAGTTGTGCATGTGTGTAAAGGATTAATGCATGAAGATAAAAAAACAGAGGGAGGTCAACTATCCGTGCATGTTTGTACTACGCATGACACCGGAGATGTTGAGCAACATCCAAGAGATAGTGTCGAGGAGGAACCAAAGTTGGTTCGTGAGAGAAGCAATAGCGCACTATATCCACCATTTACGGATCGTGTCACAGAGTGGCTCAAAGGAGCCATAGAATAGTTTGTAATCCTACTTAGCTCAGCGGTAGAGCGTCCGGCTGTTAACCGGATGGTCGCTGGTTCGATCCCAGCAGTAGGAGTCCCCCATGTAAGTAAACGCACTGGGGATGATGCCACCTTCCGGTCCTTACTCTTTCTCCCGGAGGGTGGTATTATATTTTTGCCACCGAGAGGTGAGCATTATGTATAGAAAGCAGAAGACTCCAGGCTCTGCCCGACATACTCATACTCTGCAAACAGAAAAGACCAGTCAGCCACACTGGTCTTTTTTGGCTATAATGCCATATGGCTACAGCAACTAAACGAGATCCAGCTAAATGGAAACGCATCGTCGCTAGTGTAAAAGCAGGGACTAAAGGTGGTGATCCCGGTGAGTGGTCAGCACGTAAAGCACAACTTGCCACACAACAGTACAAGTCATCTGGTGGGTCATACGTAGGCCCTAAGTCCAGTGATAATAGTCTGTCTAAATGGACTGACCAGAAATGGCGTACTAGCGATGGGACTCCGTCTAATGGAACCAAAAGATACTTGCCAGATAAGGCATGGGGTTCATTGTCTAAGAGTGAGATCGCCTCCACCAATAGGGCTAAAGCAGCCGGTAATCGCGCAGGTAAACAGTTTGTAGCGCAACCACGTACAGTTGCACAGAAAGCAGCGAGACATCGTTAATGTATGAATATGGTATTCGCTTTAAGCGCCTCATCGACGGAGATACTTTCGTTTGCGACATTGATCTCGGTTTTGGTATTTGGCTTGTGGATCAGCACTGTCGTCTCTTTGGCGTGGACACACCAGAGAAGAACACTACAGAAGGTAAAGCTGCGGCGGAGGCAGCAAAGAACTGGTTTACCTCAAGGCAAAATACAGCTGAACGTTTTAGCATTGAAGTACTTCAAAAGGCAGATAAATACGGACGGAGATTAGTCCATGTAAAGACGGATAAATCACCAACAACACTCAACGTGGAAGTCATGAAAACACTTGGATCATATGAATACTTTGGCGGGACCAAAAAAAAGAAGATTACTGCGACGGCAATAATAACAGAAGCCCCTCTGTGAAGGGGCTTCTAATTCGCTCGGTTTAAATGTCTCTAAGGCATGATGGGCGGACTTTTTAAACTATCATCGCGTCTTGCGTTTATACTATCATGTAATACTTGGTGATACAATACGCCATCAGCCTCGGTGGTGAAATGGCAGACACGACAGACTTAAAATCTGTTGTCGCAAGACGTACGGGTTCGAGTCCCGTCTGAGGCATAGGAGAAAAGATGGCAGCAACACTCAAGTATATTCAGCCCGACGCAGAAGAATTCATGATTCATTTAGCTCGGATTTCATCCGATAATGAAAATAACCCTGAGTTTGAAAGGCTTTTACGCTATTGCATGCGCGAAGGACACTGGTCTGTGTTTGAGATGGTTGACGTAGTCATGGAAATCTATACATCAAGGGCTATTTCAGCACAAATTTTACGTCATAGAAGCTTTCATTTTCAGGAATTTAGCCAACGGTATGCCGTTACAAGTAAAATTGAACTAGATTTGCCAAAAATGAGACGAAAAGGCAGTACCAGTAGGCAGGGAAGTGTTGAATTTGAGGATCAAGAAACACAATTTCAAATGGATAATAAAGCACTTGCTCCAATTTTGGTTGCTGTGCGAGCTTATGACGATCTAGTTAAGCAGGGTGTTGCACTTGAGAGTGCGCGTATGATTCTTCCGCTCTGTGTTGGCACACGGTTGTACATGAAAGGTACAGTTCGCGACTGGTTACACTACTGTAGAGTTCGCATGAGTCCACACACTCAGCAAGAACACCGTGAAATTGCTGCAGATTGCTGGAATGTTTTAAACGAAGTACTTCCAGTAACAACAAAAGCCTTTGAAAGATATTGGATGACAGAAGAAAAGAGCGCTGAGTAAAATCAGCGCTCTGCGTATTATTGGTTCTTGCGTTTTGCTAGCTCATTTCCAATCATGTGCCACAATCTGCGAAGATCCTCATCACCCAACTCTAATAATAACCGCTGTACGGTCATGATTGTTACATTCTTAGCAATAAATGACTCAGAAAAATCAACTTCTGGAACCTTGTCGCCACTAAGCTTTTTCAGCGCTCTACTAAACCAACTCATGCCATTATTCTCACTTTCGTGTATTACATCTGATATAATCATCTTATCATGATTAATCAATGTACTATCGTAGGACGCTTAGTAGCTGATCCAGAGTCTCGTCAAACACCTAGCGGTAAATCTGTTTGTAGCATTCGCGTTGCTGTGGATCGTAAGGGGCGTGAAAAAGAGACGGACTTTTTTAGCTGCAGTGCATTTGGTCAGCAGGGTGATGCTCTTGCTGAATATGCACAGAAAGGACGCTTGATTGGCATTGTTGGCAAAATTCAATTAGATCAATACGTAAATAAAGAAGGAGTAAAACAACAGTCAGTTAAGATTATGATTGACAACTGGCAGCTATTAGACTCTAGAAAAGATAGTGAATCTAGTCCACCAAATCCAAAGCCAGCTGGCCAACTCAAGGTTGATGACATAGACGATCCATTTGCAGACTAAATAGAAAGACCCGCTATATGCGGGTTTTTTATGTATAATGACTCAGGTGATTAAATGGGAGTCGTTAAAAAATATCAAAATCCAGCTGGCGGATTAAACGCGGCTGGACGTGCGCACTTTAAACGCACAACTGGAGCTAACTTAAAACCTCCAGCTCCAAACCCAAAAACAAAGGCAGACGCTGGTCGTCGTGCCTCTTTTTGTGCCCGAATGTCTGGCATGAAAGCCAAGAATACGTCCACAAAAACCGCCAATGATCCTAATAGTAGGATTAATAAATCTTTGAGAGCGTGGAACTGTAAATGAGAAAACAATCAATGGGACAGATGATGGGCATGAAGATTGGCGGTCATGCTGGCATGAAGAAAGCTATGGCTTCAATGGAGAAGAAAGAGTATAGCAAAAAAGGTTTAGCGCCAAAGGCAATGGCTAAACATGAAAAAGCTGAATACGGTAAAGGCAAGAAGTGCCCTAAGTGTGGAAAAGCTAACTGTGGGTGTAAAGGATATTAAATAATGCCACAAGTCAAGCCATTAGGTGCAACAAAATCTGAAGCTTCTAAATTTGCTGCAGATAAAAAGACAGCGGATGCTGCATATCGTGCAGATAAACGAGCTGCTGTGGCAAAATTAAAAACATCACCGGGTTCTGCTGAGAAGCGTACTAATGAATGGTCTGCAGCTACTACAAAGCGCGTAGAAGACTATTCCGCAGCTACAACTAAACGCATGGACGACCATGTTGCTAGAGTTAGAGCACGTAATGCACGGTTTGAAGGTCCAAAACGCAAAACAATGGGTTTATTACTAGGTATTGGCGCGTCTGGATCAGCAATGAGTGGTAAGAAACGTTAGGAAAAGGAGATATAGCTATGCCAGAAGATCAAAATAGACCCGGAGATAAACGACGGGCGGATGCCGTTGCTGCACGTAAAAAAGGTGCAGTTACACGAAGTGTTGGAACGTCACGTGGAAATACTACGTTTGGATCAAAATCAAACAACCAAGGTGGGATGTCTGCTGCTGGATATCAATCAGAAGCACCATCCATGGGTTTAAGTAGATCAGCTATTTCAAATTCTAGTTTTATACCGTCAGCATCAATTAAAGGTAAACCTAAACCTAAAAGTAAATCGATGTTTGGTCATAGTTATGGCGTCACTTTCTACCCGAATGATTTCAGAATAAACGACCCCGGTGTAGCAACTGAAGCCGCAAAGTCTAGGTTAGAAGATTTAAAACCATCGGCAGCTAGGCCGACACGACCAACAACACGAAGTAAAAATACAACGGAAACTACAAGTCCACGAGCAAACTATCATTTCGGAGCAGCAAAAACAGAATTTACAAAACGCAAATTATATAAGAGCGCTGTTGAATCATTGGGTGGACCAATGAGTGCTGCAGAACGACGAGAGGCAGGTCAGTTTTCAAAGGCTGCAAAACAAAGTATCTCACTCGGTCGTGGCGAAGCACGTGATTACATGAATGATTACACAAGTGATCAGACAGCTAAAATGCGTAAACAACTGGCTACACGAAAGGCAGCAGCAACACCAGCAAGTACATCAAAAGCCGCACCAAAAAGAAAGACAATGGGTATGTTATTAGGTATTGGTGCAGCTGGTTCCGCAATGGGTACAAAGAAACGATAACTGGATGGATCAAGAATTTAAATTTACGTCGCCATCTGGAAGACCTCAGAAAATATCATTAAGGACTCAATCAACCTTAGATAAGTGGAGGTCCTTTGGCATAGAACCGCCTCCTGTTCGTCCAAACGAAACACAAGATGGTTATTTAATGCGAATAACTAACCAGTTGGAGAACAGGAAGCGTGGCTACTACGGTGGTGAAGAGAAGCAGACGTATGGACGTATTGATCCGCGAGAAAACCCACCAATGTCGCGTGAAGGTAAAAATAATGCTGCGCGTGGGCCTAGCTCGTTAGCTAAAGGAATGGTGTCTTTACGTGCAAGCCCACGAAAAACATTTGGTATGTTACTCGGCATAGGTACTGCAGGTAGTGCTATGGGTAATAAAAAGAGGTAACTCATGGAACCAGATGGCCGTGATCCAAATGAACCTTGGTTTGACTTTTACTTTAATATGCGTAAAGGTCTGAATCAATCTGACAGAAATAAACTTGATGAAGTGTTTTTTGGCAATACAAATAATTTGACAATGGCACAAAAACAAAGCATCTACAACTACCCAACCCATGAAGGTGCAATAAGTACATATAATAGACCACGTTGGTCAATAGATGAATTTATCCGTAGACCGGACATTGCATTTAACGGTGAAAATGCTTTTATATCTGGAGCCGCTAACAGGTACCCGCAACAATACAATTCAATTGTTGAAACACAACCTAAGCGATACAACCTTCTGTATCAAAAATATTCACGTGAATTAAATGATCCAATTTGGATGAATACGGCATCACCAGAAGAGATCACTAAAAGACAAGAATATCTGCGTGATCAAGATCAAACAGTATATGGTTACAATGAAGATGGTCTATTAGATGAATCATCCCGTTCATATAAAGAAAGCCCAGAATTAGTTCAAGCATTACGTAATGCTGAATTTGAAACTAAGTGGGATAACTTACCACGTCATTTGCGTAGTATTATGGGTTTACGTAAAGACCTGTATAATTCTTTAACGCCAGAAGCAAAAGATTTAATTACACCACCAGAACCACAGCGGGTCCCAGAAAAACCAAAGCGTGTTGACTGGGAAGAATCACGAACTAAAAATTTAGAAACAACACCTGTCGCTAAAGACGCATTAGTAACACGTATATTGCAATCATTGAGTGGGAAAATAGAACCAGATTTTCAAGCTGGGACAATTGATCCATCTATTGCAGGTGGTAATCCAATGGCTAGATCTGCAATTAATGATCAAAATATTGCTGTCATGAAAGAACGAATGGCAGCAAGAAAAGAAGCCACGCCTTGGTTAGCTAGGTTCCTTGCTCCTGAAACACCATCAGGAATTATTATGGATCCTCGACTTACACTTCCGGGGTTTACGGAAGATAACACAATGCGTCCTAAGTTAGATAAAAATGATCCGGTTGTCCGCCAGATTGAAGCGCAAAACAAATCAGTGAAAAAATCTACAATGCCATCTCGTTCACAGAAAAAGCTTAATGAACGTATGGCTAAAACAGAGTTGCAGTTTATGGAAGATGACTTAAAACAACCAGACCCGTCTAAGCGAAAATGGTTTAAGGGTCGCATGTTTAATATACTGACAGGAGCTGCAACTGCTGGAACAGCAATGCAAGGAAGGAAAAGATAGAATGCCACAAGGTCCCGGTAAGTCAGCCAAATTCCAAGCGAATTGGCCACGTAACAGTCGTAGTGTAGGTCGTGCTCAAGGAATGTTAGTAGGTGCAGGTGCAGCAGGAACTGCTATGCTTGCTCGCGAAGAAGCTAAGAACAAGACTGCTGGTAATAAGGAATTTCAGTCTTATCAAAAAGGTAAGGTTGATGGTCGCCAATTTGATAGTAGTGGAAAACCTACTACAAAATCTCCAGCTAAATCAAAAAGCGCAGCACCTAAAGGATCTGCTCCTATGACGAAAGCTTTATTTAACTCCAAGAGTAGCAAGTAGAGGTATTGATATGGCATCTGCGTTAATGAATATGATGATGGATGATGAGAAGAAGAAAGCTGCAACAAATGCACCTTCAACTCCCGCACAACCACCAACGCAACCCCCTGCACCGCAGATGCCAGTATCACCAGCAGCAGTAACTCCAGCCCAGCAAGGTACTGGTGGAGCCGGTCCACAACCACCGACGCAAGGCGCAAGTACTCAGGATGCAGCTCGTGCATTGATGAATCTACTCAAGGGTGGTCGAGGGCCAGTTAATCCTAAGACACAGGCTCCTCTTCCTGCTTATGACTGGCGATCTGAACAAGGCGGTTCAATGCCAGCATATACAGAGTATGAGGGCAAATACGAAGTAGATCCTATTACACAGAATAGGACTTTTGTTCCGACATTAGATGCGCAAGGTAACAAGATTGTAAAGACTAAGGGTCGTGATCTTGTACTTGAAGAAACAGTAGCGCAAACTGGCGTAGAGCCTACAGAAGACGCTCAAACACGAATTAAAGATATTCGTCCTACAGGGCAGGGGGCTGGTCCATCTCCTCGCACATCTGCTGATGACTTAATGGCTGGCGCTAGAGCAGACGCTGATTTACAAGCTGCTTATCAAGCTGGTGAGATTACACAACAAGATTTAAATCGGGATCTCGGTGCAAGTAACCGTGCCAATTTTGGTCAAGGTATGACAAGTATTGCGCCTAAGACGATGTCCGATTCGGAAGCCAGATTCCAAGAGGTTGGTAAGTTAAAGATAATGGAAGACCCACTAGCAATGGGTCCTCGTAATATTGCATCTACTAAACAAGTTGACCAGCGTATTAGAGACACAATACGTAAAGGTAGTGGCTCTAATAATCCTTTTACTTTAATGCAAGCAACAAAAAGTCAACTTGATAGAGAAGTATCTTTGTTACGCCAGCGTGGTGCAAATTTACAAAAAGCTACGATTGGTGAAATTGCTGCACTTGGTATTGATGTAACAAATACGCCTGAGTTCCAGAAGATTGCTGCACAGTCATATGGGAAGCCATTGGATACTGTGCTTGCAGAGTATCAACGCACATATGGTAAGCCGTTATTAAGTGCTAAAAATGTACAGATACTGCGCGATGCCACATCTAAAGCAGCTGAAAAGTTTTTAGGTGATGCTCAAGCAATTACGCAAAGCACCGGATACAAAATCTTAGATACTACTTTAAAAAGTAAAGATACATTGCAGTTAAACTCTAGTGCATCTGAAAGATTGGCTAAAGCTGGCTTAGGTTACTTGACTGCAATTGGCCGATCTGACGAGATTGATATTGACACAGCTAGAAGCTATTTCAACATGGCTATTAGCGGTGATCCCACAATGGAAATGTATCGTGATGGAATTGAATCACAATTAGCAGATGATCCAGATTTTGGGTTTATGTTTAAGCGTGGGGCCGAAGGCACAATTTCTAAATCAGTTCAATCAATGCAGGGTCTTAATGGTGCATTGGCAGAAGTTGTTAAACATAGTTTAGATTCTGTATCTGATGACTTAGTGCGTGGCGCGACGGGTAATAGAACAGCACGACAAGGCACTGTGCGTTTAATGAATAGATTCATTATGCCTTTTTACGATGCAATGCAAAGTGGGTCTGTGTCTGGTTTTCAAGCATTGCAAAATACTCCATGGGGACGTGCATTTGCTCGTCCATTACAACAAGCAATGTCTGTTACTGACACACAGAATATGTTCAAGCAGATTATTGATACAGCCGGTGCACCAGACGACCCATCTCGCAAGCCATTAATGGATTCCATTTCTGCTCCATTTGGTGTAAAACGCGCATTGAGAGAATTGTTTACATTTGACACACAAGGCAGGGAAGCTGAATTTGATGCAATGATGCCTGATCTTGAATCTGCGTTAGATGCGGGAGAGAGTAGGAGAGCAGCACAATTACTAGCACCATTTTCAAGTACCGATCAACTCCAGACATTATTTGGTGTAAGTGAAACTACTGGTATTGATGGACAGGGTAGAGATCGCAATGTATTGCCTTTAGCAATAGAAGATATCACAGGTGCTGGTGGGTCTAGACGGCAAGCAATTGATTCTTATTTAGCGCAACGTGGTGCATTTAATCGTGCTGCAGATAAGTTTGACTCAACTGAATTAAAGATGCGAGGACCACAGTTAGTTGCACGTTTAGCTGGTCAGTTTAAGGCAGATCCTACTACAATCGGCATTACAACTCGTGATGCGCAAAACAACTTTCAAATTGGATTTGTTGCCGAAGCAGGAGATGAACAGAAAATACAAACAGTATTGTCTGACATTGAAAAGTACTTACGACCAAGTGTTACTAATGGCCCAGATAAAAAAGCAGTAGACCCACTATTTGACGAGACACTAAATAGTGTTAATGACACCATTAGTAAGTTGCGTTTTAACTTAGATAATAACCGTCTCCCAACGGAGAAAATTGCTGGTTCTACAGAGTTATTGAAAGCATTGGAAGACGTTCGTGATCGCGCACTTGGTGATCTTGACGATGTAGTTAAAGCTGGTGCTGGACGACATCTTTTATTTAGGATGACTGAAGATGGTCCTGATTATTCTGCACCTATTAGGACGAGTGGCTCAGCAAGTAAAGTAGCACAGCTTACAGATATGTTATACGCATCTGTAACTAATACGCCCGGTGTTAACATCAACAGATACTTTAAGGGTGCAGCAGATGCAGCTACTACTAAAATTAACAGTGTTCTGGTAGTGCCAGTAGATACACGTGGGCGACCTGTTCCAAATATGAGTCCAGTAGCCGTTAAGCCTGACGAAAAAGGTAACGTTCGTGTACCAGTTTTTGAAATGGTTGATGGTAAGTATCAACGAGCCACTGATCCGTTTGGTAATAATAGGTTTACAGTTCAAGCACAGTCATCTGGAGAGCAAGCTAGAGCAGGTTTAATTCAACGGGCAGCTAATGACGCAGGTCGTGGAAATAATGTAGATGCCAGCTACATCCGTTCTCAAGTCCATGAGTTCACACGTCATCTAGAACGCATCGTTTTACCAGAAGCAGCTGGTTCTGAAGAACGAAGATTATGGTTATGGGAACATACAGGAATTATTCCAGATGAACGTGGACGTATTACTAATTCGTCTGTTGAGATGTTCCTGCAAAAAGCCAATAAGGTAGAACAACGTGATCTACTTACATTTGTTGACATGTATGGTGAGAGTGAATTACTGAGACCAAATCCTCGTGTTGGCTGGACAATGAACGCATCAAATAGTCGTGGTCAATCAGCTGGCACAGAAGGTGCAGCGATTTCTGGTATTGAGCGAGAAGCAGGTCGGACTGCAACTGATGACGCTAGGACTCGTATGTTTACATTAGCAACAACTGCAAAACAAACAATACGCAATATGGCTTCCGAGTACATGGATGCTGGTATTGGTGTTGAAAATGATCAACAACGAGCAGTTGCTCACGACAGGGTTATGAAGGGTTTAATATCATCTATCCCTGAACTTGGCGCTAATAACGCGGAAACAGCTGTAATGCGTGATAATCTACGCGACTACATTGATGCTGTATTAAATGATGATACTGATGCTCAAACAGAAGCAAGTAAAAAGATATCTAAAACCATTGGGTCTTATACACCTTCTCAAGAAGCAATAGACACACAAGTCAGAGAACTAGTGAAAAGTCCAGAATTAAATATTCCTCGTCCATTAAATCAGGTTGAAAAACTTACGACTGAAGAGGTTATTGCTAGGGCAAGAGATAAGAGTGCGGAAGAAGGTAAAGCACGACGAGCTAAGCAGAGATATTTCCACACAGCATTCTTCCCAGATTTAGGGTGGATTTACGCAGATGGACCATTGGATGTTGTTAATCAATTTAAAGCATTAGAAGCCAAAGCTAAATCTCAAGGGTCGGTTAAAAATATTAATTTTGATCGCGTAAAATCTGGTCTTACTACAATGCGTAAAGCTGATTCGAGAGATATACGTGCAACGACTGGCCAAAGAGTTGCAGCTGGTGGTGAGAAAATTAATCGGAAACCAGCACCAGTTGGTGCAAAGAAAACAACCGTCGCAGTGCCGCAAGCAGAACCAAGAAAGATTCCATTTGCTGGACTGTATCAACCTGATAGTAAGCCTAAAACTAAATTCGGCCCCGGTAGATCTATGGGTATCATCAGTGGTGTTGGAGTTGTTGGTAGCGCAATGGGAGGCATGAAGAGATAGTATGCCACAAGTATTAAACGAAAAACTGATTGGCCTCGGTCCTAAAACGGAAAAAGCCAAAACAGCGGAACGAATGGGTCGTACGCCAGCCAAAGCTATTGGACGACACCTACAGTCTGTGTATAGTAATGATTTACGTGCACGACTTGGTATTGACGCAGGAGCACTAGCATTAACACAACGTGGTGGTGCTGGTAAAGTCCTTGGCAGAATTGGTCAAGAAGTGCCAATGTATTACGAACCTGCATTACAGATAGCACGTACATTAACGCCTGACGTGGACCCTCAAACACGAACAAATGTTGTTGGGACTAATGCAACAATGGCTGCATCAAACGCTATAAAAGACGCATTGCAATCATTATTAATACAACGCTTAGGCGGAAATACACCAGCTGGAAAAGTTGCTGCTAGTAAGTTAGAAGGATGGGTAAATGTTATTACAGACCCGTTGCTTAGTAGTGGCGTGAATAAATTTAACGAGTATATGACTCAACCAGATTCATCTGGAAAAACTAAATTTGACAAGATTCCTTATCTTACAGAGTTATTAACTAAAGCAGCTAAATCAGGCATAGGAGATTCTTATTATGTAAAAGATGGTTTTAAATCATTAATGGATCCTTCCGAAACTGGTGATTATTACCTTGGTGATAATGAACTGCTACTACAATTAATGAAAGCAGCAGATCCAAAAAACGTGCCTCCAACTAAAATAACAGACGATGGACGGGTCCGAATTGACAATACAAAACCTATGTCGCCATTGCAGAAACGCAATGCTGGAGCAGTAAACAGCGCTCAGGCTAATCAACAGAAAATGTTTGAGGCGTTAGCATCACCACAAGGCAAATCCATTTTAAAGTTTATGGCTGACATGGGCAGATTAGATGTAGCTGTACCTGAATGGACAAAGGCAATACAAAAGCCATTGCCATCTGCCGGTAAACCATACAAAGGAACAAATGCTCCACCACCAATGTCATTTAGAATGCCATCCGCAAACGAAATGCGTAATTCGCAATGACGGAAGAACATGTAAGGACTATGCCAAATGGCAGCAAAGTTAAATTATGTTCATCTCACAATGCAACAGGAGAACCATGCAATAATGTTGCAATTAAAGGAAGAGACTACTGCAAACATCATGGCGGTAAAGCATTGATCGGTCCCGATAGTCCTGCATTTAAAACTGGATTATGGTCTAAGCAACGTCGTAGATTTGCTTCCGTTGCGCCAAAATTATTGCAGAGGATAGAAGAATTACGAGAAGACCCAGAGTTATTCAGCTTAAAAGATGATGCAGCTTACTTAACGGCATTGATGGATCAACGAGCTGAAGCTGCTAGTCATGGTATTTCTGTTGATCATTATCAGCAAATCAAAGATCAAATGTATTTATGTAAAGCAACTTTAGGCACAGATGAGTTTGATCAAGCGTTTAAATCATTAGGGAAAATGGTTGATGAAGGAATCGATGTATATCGTGCCAGTCAAGACGTTGTTGAGTTAATTGAAAAGCGTACAGACATTGTAGAGGCTGAAGCCAGAATGCTTCACACTAAAGCATATACACTCGAAGTTGATCAAGCATATAGTTTGGCTATGCAGATATTAAAAGTCGTGAAAGACACTGTTAGGGACGCTGGTCAATTAGAAGCAATCAAAACTGGATTTGGTAGATTATTACGCCAATATCAACACGAAGACATACAGGACGCAGAAATAGTAAATGAAGAATCAGGCATCATCACGAGCGACACCTCGCGCATTTAAAAAGTTTGTTCGTCCTACAAAGCCATTGGCGGTTGCTTTACTTGAAGCACTGCAAGAAGAAATTGACACCGCAATTGAATTAGGTGATTTTGACAGTGGTCTTGCTACTGCATTGCCAGGTCATGACATGTCATACGAGGATTGGTTGCGCGTATATGCTCCTCATTCAGCATCATCAACGCTCGGAGAACACCATCATCGTGCATGGCAATGGGCAGAAAATATAACGCCCGGCAAGTTTTGCCCTGCTCTGATTGAGTGCTGGTTCCGTGGTGGAGGTAAGTCCACTACTATGGAACTAGTTGTTAGTAGATTAGCGGTTAAGGCAACAAGACGTTTTGCAGTATATGTTTGTGCTACACAAGACATGGCAGATAGACACGTACAAGATATTGCGACTGCAATGGAACGTTGTGGTATTGAACGTGCAGTAAACAAGTATGGGTTTTCTAAAGGATGGAGTGCATCCAAGCTACGCACAGCAAATGGGTTTAACGTATTAGCTTTTGGTTTAGATACTGGTGCACGTGGTGTTAAACTGGATCACCTACGTCCTGACATGATTATTCTCGACGACATTGACGAACTAGACGATTCAGTCAATGGTGTTGATAAAAAGATTAGAACTATTACACAGACAATTCTTCCAGCTAAAAGCACTGATTGTGCCGTTGTATTTGTTCAGAATAGAATCCATGCCAACTCAGTAATGTCACAAGTGCTTAGCGGTGACTTAGATATGCTACAAGACCGCATACAGTCTCCTATTGTTCCTGCTGTCCAAGACCTCGAATACACGACATATGAACGTGAAGATGGACGATTAGGTTACAAGATTACGGCTGGCACACCAACGTGGGAACATAAAACAATAGATGTTTGTCAGCATGAAATCGACACTTATGGGCTTTTATCGTTTTTGCGTGAGTGCCAACATGAAGTTGGAGTAGGTGGTTTATTCTTCCCAGAATTTAGAGAATACAACTCTGATGGTAAACCTTGGCATGTAGTTGATCATGTAGAAGTACAACCATGGTGGAGAATGTGGGCTAGTCATGACTTTGGTACTGGCGCACCTGCGTGTTTTTTACTATATGCAAGTGACGATAGAGAAAATGTATATGTCATTGGCGAAATGTATGAAGCGGGTTTAGTGAGTAGTAAGCAAGCTGAAAAATGTTTAGAACTACTTGAGCATAAACAGTTAGCATCACCAGCAAATACAAAAGTACGAGATGGTGTGTGGAATACAAAGTTGGAAGCGATTGCATTTGACTGGGCAAATACATTCCCTCCAATGAAATCCGAGGAACGCATTGGCGAATATCCGGTAGAAGTTTGGTGGGAACGTGGTTTGCCAGCAGTACGTGCTGTTAAAGATAGAAAAGCTGGATGGAGACGAGTTAAAGAATGGATTAGTGCAACTGATGTAGTCAACGGCGAACCAAAACCTAAACTTCAAATTGTACGAGGTGCGTGTCCAAATTTAATTAAACAACTTTCAGTAACTATGTCACACCCACGTGATCCAGAGGATATTGACAGTGGAACAAAAAACGATCACGCCATTGATAGTTTTCGGTATGGCGTTATGTGGCGAGAGTATCCAGTTAAATGTCCTGAGTTAGAGGATAAAATCCCAATGAATGAAAAGTACATTCCAAGCTGGATGAAAAAGAAAGAAGAAAAACGTTGGCTATGACTGTGTTTTTAATTACATGTGCTGTTATCGTGATGCTGTGTTTTATTGCACAAACAATATTTATGTACGGCATAGTCAACCATTTGCAACAAATCAAGGAAGAACGATTACTAGTACAGCGCGTTGTCTCTAATGAAAGGTGGATTTAACGATGTCGATTGATATAAATAATTTAATGCGAAGTGCATTAACTAAATCAGTCATGGGGCAACAGCCAAAGATGTCAGCTTTCGAGAAGCCGTCTGCTGTTGGTACACCCGGTAGTTTTCAACTCGGCAATCCAGCAAAAGAAAACAAAGACAATTTAAATATCGACTTAACATCTAAGGATTGGCGCGTCATTCCTAAAGATCAACCTGATGAAGCAAAGAAATTAACGGGGTTTATTAAACAACAGTTTGATTTAGCCTATCGCTCACGCCAAGAAATGGAACTTGAGTGGGTAATGGCAACGTCCTTTTTTGAAGGTCGTCAATGGTTTAGAATTAATAGCCAAGCACGTAATTTAGAAACGCTACAGAATGAGCATGAACCAAATAGGTACATGACAGTTAATAAGATGCGTCCACTAATTGACGGCGTGGTTGGTAAATTGACGCAGTGTGCACCGGATTCAAGCGCAGTTCCAATTAGTAATAATCCAGTTGATTTAATGGCGTCTGATGAGGCCAATTACATCATCAATCACTACAACCGGAAGTTTGACCGAGAAACACAAACTAAAGAACGAGTGCGCTGGGCATGTGTATGTGGAACATCATTCCTAAAAATCTTTTGGGATGCGAGCCACGAACAGATTGTTCCTCAAATGGATGCAACTGGTTCCGAAATTATTGGTCACACATCGATGCGTGTTGGAGACATTGTTGAGCAAATCCTACCAGCGTTTGATGTTTACTTTGATCCAACGGCAAAGCGTGATGCTGACATTCGATGGATGATACATGCAATGGTTAAACCATTGTCATGGTTCATTGATAAGTATGGTGAGCAAGGTAAGTTGGTTAAGCCTGACGGGCAAACCGGTACTAATGCTGGATATGTAGATACATATTTAGATGGCACTAATGGCAACGGTCGTGGGTGGGTTCCTCCCTCACCTGCTAACTTAGGAAATACTGACACAAAAAAACAAGCTGCTGTTGTGTATGAGTATTGGGAAAAACCTACCGCTTTGTATCCTAGCGGTCGTTATATTGTCAGTACGAACAGTTGTTTGTTATACGCTGGTCCATGGCCATATAAGAAGAAGGACACGTTTCCGTTTATTCCATTGCGATGGCAGCCACGTAGCGGAACTCCTTATGGGTATAGCCTTGGATGGGATTTATGCTCACTGCAGTTAACATACAATCGTGTGTACTCTCGTTTAATTGAGCAGTTTGAAAATCAGAAAGACTACATCCTTGTTGAAAACCTTAGTGGTGTAGGGGCTGATGCGTACGACAATACTGGTGACAGTATTGATGACAAGAATCGTATTTACCGACGAATCAACTACAAGCGTGGGGCACATCCGCCAAATATTCAACGTGCTCCGGGTATTGGATCAGATTTGTTTCCGTTGTTGCAAATGTTAGAAAAAGACATGATGGATGTTGCTGGCCTACACGACGTTAGTCAAGGTCAAGCCAGTGCTGGCACACCTGCAGAATCTGTTCGATTGCTGCAACGCTCTGATAACACACAACACTCGTTTGTCCGTGCTGATATTGAGATTAGTGCTTCCAAGATAAAAGAATGGGAGGTTGCTTTGATTGAGCAATTTGCCATTGTTCCATTTGTTGGAAATATTCAAGGCAAGATGCTTCCACAGGATCAGATCCGACAGGGAGTAATGCGGTTTGATGCATTGCGATCTGGTGGCCAATATAGGATTGTATACATCCCCGGTTCGTCTATGGATGATAGTCCAGACCAAAAGCTACAGAAGCTGGCAGCTCTAAGACAGATGGGTGTATTTGGAGATCCGATGGATCCTGAAACAAACCGTTTGTTTATTGAATTAGCTAACATTCCAAATGCATCTAGAATATATCAACACCTTGATCAGCAAGCGCAAAAAATGCAAGCTATGCAAGAGCAGCAAGCACAAATGATGCAACAGCAAGCAGCTATGGAAGCTCAATCAAAACAAGAGCAGTTTAATCCTGAAGTTGAGCAAATGAAGGCTCAGATTGAAATCCAAAAACAGCAAGCTGTTATACAAGCTAAGTTGGAAGCAGATATATCACTAGCAGCTGCTAAGGCTGGCATTGACGCACAGCAAAATGAAGATTATGCAATGACGGAACTTGGCAAAGAGCAGATGATGCCGTCAATGGACATGGGAGGAATGCCACCGCAACAGCAGATGCCACAGCCATCTATGATGCAACAGCCAATGCAATCCCAATCAATGTTGCCACAATTGGGTGAGCAACCGCCAACAAATGTTGGCATGTTTTAAAAAAGTAAAGGTATAGTGAATATGTCCGAAGAGATGGTGACACGAACCGCTGATTCGCCAGCAGCGGCACCGGGCAATGTAGGTGGTGCGTTAATTGATTTCGTTAGAGATTCCGCCGGTCCTAACGATAGTGGAGACATGGCGTTAAACAGTTCCACATCCAGCAATGACGTTTCACAACAAACAACAGATAGTGTTTTTGATCAGAGTTCCATGCAGGAACGAGTTAAAAAGCATTTACTGGATAGTGCATTACCGGAAAAAACACCGGGAAATGTACCATACGAACGCTTCAAAGAAGTAAACGATGAAGCAAAACAGCTTAGAAATGCGCAGGAAGCGTACTCTAAATGGGCTGATGTTATTAAGCAATTTGAGGAAAGTGGCTTTCAATCTGCTGCTGATGTGCAACAAGCATACAAGCAACAGCAAGAGCAAGCTTTAGAATCTCAAATTCGCGAGCGATGGCAAAATGAAGTTAACAATAACTACATGGACCCAGAATTAGCTCGTGTACAAGCTGAATCCGAGATCCAGAAGTATCGTTATGACCAAGTAGTTAGTCAGATGAACTCCTATATGGTCTCGCAACAACGTGAACAGGCACTGCAACAGTTTCCATATGCATCACGCGCACAAGATGTAATGGACAGTTTAATCCAGCAAGGTATGAACCCAATGGATGCAGCAGCTGCTGTACATCGTCAAGTTACTGGACTGGTTGAATCACTTGTTCCCCAATTAGTGGACATGGTATCCAACCAACAGAACACACCAACACCAATTGGTAGTGGAGACTCAGCAAATGCTATGGTTCCACCCCAGCAAAATAACCCACAGAACCGATTGTCTGGTATCACTCGATTACTAGGTATCCGGTAGGAGTAGGAAATGGCTATTGATTTCAATGGTGCACTTACACTCGCAGACCAAGCTGTCCTTTCAAATGATCCTCTTGTAAAAGAAATCACCATGTCTTTGCACCAGACATGGAACGCAATCAAGGACATCCCTTTTTACACATCGCCTTCCTTACGGCAAGTTGGTGTTCGTTACACGAACGAAGCTGGCACAATCCCAATGCCGACGTGGTCTACCATTAACGGTGAACCTAACTCGGTTAAGGGTAAACCAAAGTCGTACGAAGAGCAGATGTATCTCATCCGTAACAAGATTACGGTTGACTCTCGTTTGCTTGATCAGCCAAACAATATCATTGACCCTGTAGAAGCACAGATCAAGATCTTCTTAGAAGGTTTTGCTTACGATTTTAATGATAAATTCATTAATAACGACCCTTCATCTACTAGTGGTACAAACAGCGCTGATTGTTTCCCCGGTCTTAAATACCGTTTAGAAAACCGTGCTGCATTTGATATTCCAGCTGACTGTCTTGTTCAGCCAGCATCTACACTTGCATCTCTTGATACTACTTCTTCATACAACGCCCTTGAAGCTAATGGATGTATGTCTGCTCTTCAGGAAATGTTTGATAACTTAAACGCACCTGATGGGACTGGTATTGTGTTGTACATGAATGAAGAAACAAAGCGTCGCTTTGAGTTTGTCATTCGTGCACTTGGATCTGGCACTGGTTTTGATGCTAACAAGGACGCATTTGACCGAAATGTCGATACGTTCAAGGGTGCAAAGATCCGTACTGTTGGACGCAAGGTTGACGGTACTACTCCAGTAATTAGTTCCCCTGCTAACTTTGCTGATATTTATGCTGTCCGTTACGGTACTGGTTACGTACAGGGTTGGCAGTCTGGTCCATTCAAGCCTGAGTATTTAGGCAAGTCGAAAGAAAACGGCATTATGCATAACGTTCTATTCGACTGGGGTATGGGTCTCTGGATGCCTAACACACGCTCCATTGCACGTTTACGTGTGGCTACCAACTAAGGAGGTAATGATATGCGCGACGCTAAACTTACATTTGGATATACAGGCGTAGGTACAGGTGGATCTAACGTACTAAAGGTTGTTTTAGTAGCTAACTCTCCATCAGTAAACTTAAACTCGAATGGTTCGTCTGGTGTACCTATTGCATCTAGTAACGAACTTAACTATGGTGGATTGCTTACATTAGGCACTGCTAATACTGTTTTAGACAATGATATGTCGGGAACAGTTGATGCTAATGACTATGTGCGTGGTCAAATTCTTAATCCACTATATGTAGTTGCACCAATTCAGACTACGTTAATTCCATTTAGCAGCACTATTACAATGGCTGTTCATGGATCTAATACATCTGGATTTACATTAGGAGCTGGTAACGTATTGGCTCAGACAATTTGGTCTGCTCCAGCACAATATGCAATTCCTATCACATATGTTACTGCTGCTGGTGGTGCTGTAACCGCTGGTGTTACGTATTACGTTGCAGGCATCAACACAAGTACTGGCGCAATTACATTCTCCGCGACTCGTGGTGGTGGTTTATTAACTAACTTAACAAGTGCTACTTGTGTAAACTTGGCTGATGCAGCTAGGTTGAAAGTGCATGACCAGTTAGGTGTAGTGACATCAGTTGGAGCCGGTACGACCGCAGTCGTTAGCACTGTTGTTTATAACGATGTCAACAGCGTAGTTCTTAGTGTTCCACTTCAAAATTACGCAAAGTTTACTGCTGTTCGTTGGACGCTTTCAGCTCCAGCAAATGGTGGTACTGATGCATCATCTGGAAACATTGCTGTTGGACGAACAGCATTCCAGACTGGTCGTGAAGGTACATTCTAATTATGAATCTAGGTCAAATTAAACGTAATGTTAGGATGCTTGGTAGAAATTACTTTGGCACTGATGCGGATCGTGATCCATTTGGCCTAGATTATTTAATTATCGAACAAGCCAATCAGATAGCCCGTCAAACGGACTGTCTGGTTGGCAGACGATATCTCGATCTGACAGCAAGCGTTAAAGATTACTGTGCTCCAGACATCTATCGTATAAAAGTAATTAAATTACTTGACACAAATAACGAGTACCAAAAAATTAGAGTGTTTGATTATCAAGATCAATACATTGACAGCTGGCGAAATCAACCAGATGACACGCGACCTGAGATTGTAGTGTTGCGTGGTATGAACAATATTAGTGTGTATCCTGCTGTGACGACGACGTTAGCTAACGGATTACTTATTGAAGGATATGCACAGCCGGGAGATAACTGGCAGTACACAACTACTGGAACAGCCCTACCAAACACCGATTCTACTGAATGCCCATTACCTGAAGTTGCTCACGACTGTCTCGTCTATGCAGTCCTACAAGCACGTTCAATGCAGATGGGTGACATGAATGGCTATCAGATATTTAAAGCTGAGTACACAGATCGTTTATCTATGGTGGATAATTACGCTAGTACTTATGGTCGGAGGACAAAGTAATGGCCGTTGATTTTACAGAATTAAAAGTAGAAACACTGCGGTTACTTAATGAAACTAATGACTCAGTTATAGCCGAAGTACCAGCTGGTGACGGAACGACTCCAACAGCATCAAATAATGCAGGAATATTGCAGTATCTAAACGATGCTGCTTTTGATTTGTGTCGCACATGCGTTTACTTACCAACAACATTATCTGTTGGTTCACACACGGGAAGAACATATGACTTCAGTGCATCGGCACTAGCGTTTCCAATTACAATTCATATCAACGGCACAACAATTCCACTTACCCGATGCGGAGAAAATGAGTTACGGTCATATGACCTTAACTACACTATTACTTCTGGTGAGCCTACGTACTGGTACGAAGCTGGTTACAGCAACATTGGATTTTACTCTGTACCATCTACGGCAATTTCATTTATAGCTCGCGGTGCTGGATTACCAACAAAACTAACCTCAAGTTTAGCCACTATAGCCATTGGTACGGCAACAATAACAGGAGCTAACTCATTTGTTGCAAACCAAGAAATTGTTTTTGATACATCAACTGTAACTAACATTGTCGCTGGTGTAACGTATTACGTATCTGCAGTATCACTTACTACATCTGGATTTCAAATTTCAGCAACATCTGGTGGAGCATCAATTATTCCGACTGGCGGTACTGGTGGAACATTTACTGTGTATAGTGGATCGTTTTCTTTTCTTAGTGACGACTTATTAATGCAAGCATTGCCAGCCTATGCTGCTCGCAAAATTGCATTAAAAAACTATGATGATCCATCTATTGTTGGCCGTACATTCTGGGGTGATTGGTATGACCAAATCCGTATGCAGTTATGGATGCGTTTAGACCCATCGTATAAAGGACCCAACGGAATCTTTAGTGTTCCTCCAGTTATGAGTGCTGGAGGCAAACAGTGACAATCGCTTGGGGTAGATTAGTCTTAGTTGCACTAGCTGCATTTACGGCTAGTGCAGCTCCAGAGTTTGACGCCTCTTGGAAGACTCAACATATTCCTGATAATGCAACTTTTGGTACGGTGACTCGTGCTCTACTTTTATGTAGCGTCGAAGGCTTACGTGCTGGTATACCTGCAATGGCAACTGCGTTGATTGCTTTCTTTATGAGGCAAGACAGCAATCTGCCCGTGTTCTCCACGAGATTACCGGAGGTTACCAAGATCAGTGAAACGACGAGGCATATCGATGGATAAATTGCAGATTGACCTGAACACTTTACTTGCTGGTTTTATTGGTGCAGTCATTGGTACTGACTGGAACAAAATTAAAACCATCATGCAAGGACTTATAACTGTGTTGTCAGGCACTGCATCAGCAATATATTTAACACCTCTGGTTGCTAAGCAACTTGGGTGGGAGCAGCCCCATCAGATGATTGGGCTTTCTTTTTTACTTGGAACATTAGGATTACGAACAGTTCAGGCTTTTAATGCGTTAATTGAAGGTGCACTTAAAAAGGTAAGTCCGTGACATACTCAGATTCAACACAACTGATTAAAGCTGATGAACTGCCAGACGGACGCATAATTGTCTGGTGGAATGAATCTGATTGCATTGTGTTTGACAACGACGCAGCACTGCAAGAATATTGTCAATCAATAACACCACGTATAAAAGATTTATTACGGGCCTTATTGATTATGGATTATTCAGAGCAAAAAATAGCAGGCAAAACTGCTTCACTTTCTATTAGTGATCCCGATGATGTATGGGTGATTGCGTCATGATTCTAGACGTAATGGGTCGGTTTTCTACAGTATTCCAAGGAGCTAGTGGGTCGGAACCTAGTTTTGGTTTTAGTGCTACTGGCCAATATGTAATGATGGTTTTTACAGCAGAGAAAACCATGACTATTACGCAGTTTGGGATGTGTGTAAATAGTTCATCGGGAACACCTCCAGTGCGTATTGCGATGTGGCAATACGTCTCTGGGTATACACCAAATTCCGGGACTAAAACATATACAGATGCAAATCCAATTAGTGTTACGGCTGGTATTTCAACACCGACTTTTGTTTGGTGGAATCTAACAACGCCACAAAGTATTACTCGTGGAACTACTTATGCTATCGGGATTGAATCTTATGGCACATGGAGTGGTGGACTGAGTGTTGTACAAGGTCAACAACAATCAAAACGAGATTACGCTCAATTGTCTGGATCTCCATTTGCATTTACATCGTCAAGTGGTTCTACGCAACCATTTAGGTGGGGAATAGCAGATGCTACTCAGTCATATGGATACCCAGTTTCAACTTCAAACTGGCCTAACGTAGCACCACCATTTGGTAATGCTGGATTTGCTGGTACGGCATTTACAGTCCCAACTTCAATGGGTGGGACATATAGACTTCAAGGAGTGCAAGTTCCGATAGCTACTAATGCTAATTTTCAGACATCATCTCTTAGGCTCTACAATGCAACATCTTATCCACCTACATTGATTACAAGTAAAACACTGGGTAATGGTGGAGTGCCATCTGCGCAAATTGCGTATTGGCAAGGTCAGCAAGGTTCGATGTATATACCATTTGACACTGAACAGATACTTACAACAGGCATTAAATACTTAGTAGGAATCGCTTCCAGTGGAGATGCATTTACTGTACCCAAAGTTACATTTGTTAGGTCACAGGACGCAGATAGCCTAAGTGACGTTGCAATGTTTGGTGTCGAGGCAAATCTTACAACGAATGTATGGACTGAATCAGGATTGATAAGGTGGTGTATAAACCCTGATGTCACTACGTTTGCAGCTAATCCACTTCCACCCGGCTCATTGACAGCAGCATCTCGGTATACAATAAACGCAGGTATTAACTAATGTTTCAATTTACACAGAACGAAACTAATGGCGTACGCAGGCGTATATTTTTTTATGCAGCTGCTGCAGCTGATGGATACACTCCAGTCACAACTGGTTTAAGTGTTTCAACGCTAGTTCAAGTTACTAAGAATGGTGTTACACCAGCAATAACTGTATTAAATCCAGCGTTTACGCACATTAGCAATGGACTGTGGTTTCACGAACTTACGCAAGCATTACTGGATACAGTCGGCATAATAACTGTCACGATTTCAGATGCAGTCATGCGACCAGTCCAAGCAGTTGGTTATGTTTATTCAGGCGATCCTCTGACATCTTCTACTGCTCCTACAGTTAGCGATATCTGGTCACATACGACGAGGTCACTAACAGCTGGTGCTATAACATCATCTACGTTTGGTAACTCAGCAATTAATTTACGACTTGCTAATGATCCACTTTCATCTAACGCACGATTTACCACCTATGATTCGTTTAGTGGATATCCATTATTGTCGCAGTCAGCACAACATCAAGTATCTATTACTGGGTCACATCATGCAGCTGCCGACGTGCACGAGTTTCAGCCTAACGTCATAACCAACACTGCAACAGATCTTACATTTGTAAATGAACTTGTAGATGCAGTATGGGATGAACTTTTATCAACACACTCTATATCTGGATCAGCAGGAAGGATATTACGTGACCTAGCTTCTGTTTACACTGGAGTTACAGGTCTTGTAACCAGTACGGTTCCCGCCACATTTAGCTCGTTTAGCACAAACTTAACCGCTATTAACGAAACATACGACGAGCAAACCATTGTGTTTACAACGGGAGCTTGTACTGGTCAATCTGTTCCAGTCACGGAATATCTACAAACAAACGGATTTATTACAACGGAAGACCCACTTACATCTGAGCCTCAACCGGGTGATGCGTTTTCAATTATTCCTATCCACGTGCATAAGAGAACACAGATTGCCGATGCGTTACTAGGCAGATTGCTAGATAGTTCAGGGTCAAGCAATGACGTGATGAATGAGCGTACTGTTCGGTCTGCCCTGAGAGCTATGCGTAATAGGGTGATTGTAAATAGCGGGACAATGTCCGTGTACAAAGAAGATGATCAAACAGCAGCATGGGAAGGAACATTGAGTAATACTGCTGACGTGACGGTTAACCCTGATGGTGGTACTGCATAATGGCAAAGTTCAATACATTCTTTCCATTTGGTCCATCTGATTACACATACGCCTTAAGGACTATTCAGACTGCTAGTGCTACGGCTGGATTTTCGTTGGTATTTATTTCTCCAGCTGATTTTGCTAATGGGGCAAGTTTTAGGATTGCCATTCAATGCGCTACCAACACTAATAATGGTGGCGAAAATGTCTCAGCAAGACTCTATGACATTTCTATTCAAGCTGGTGTAGGCGTGTGGAATAGTGCAGCACCGCTTTCGGGTACTGCAAACATTGATAACGACATTGGCACAATGCCTCCCGGTGAAATTGTTCAATTTACAATGACGCTCACCTCCGCATTAACAAAAGGTCAACGATATGCATTGCGTATCTTTCCGGGTACCACATTTGGAGCAGGTTGTGGTTTCAACTGTGCCTATGCTACTAGCACAGCGTATGCATTAAATATTGATGAATACAACGTAAACGGAGTAACTCCAGCTGCTGGATACCCGAACTTATCTATTGGGTCAGCAACTACATGGTATTCAAACAAGTGCACTCGTGCTTTGCCTCAAAGTACAACAGCGACTTCAGCTGTTACGTCAGAAACTGGATTTAGATTTAGTCTGCCTACAGGTTTTAATTACACTTTAAATGAGATAGTCATCAAAGGCTTGCGCTTAAGTGCAGCAGCGCAAACTACTGGTACATATACGGGACGTATTTTAGATACTGCAGGAACAACAACTGTGGCATCTAGTCCATCATACACGCATGGACTTCAGCGAGTTGGTACTCAAACTGTTGGCAACTATTCTTTTAACTTTACAACTAGCCCAACATTAACTGGTGGAACTACGTACTTCTTTGTAGTTGAAAACGACTTTGAAAAAACGCTTCAGTATTTTCATATACAAAATACGACAGACAGTTCTCAAACATTTAATGGAGAAATACTATCGCTGGATGTTGTTAGTAGAAACGGAACGTCTGGAGCGTTTTTATCATTCTCGACTGCAAGTTATCAGGCATTGCCATTTGCACAAATTGATGCAACACCTGTAGCTACTGCATCTGGAAGCGGAATGATAGTACATCCCGGATTAAGCGGAGGAATTAATGGCTAAACAATTAGTACAGATTAACAACACTAGCCGTACAGAGTATGTGTTTATCCAAAACTCATCTGTATCTACTGGCGCAGGTTTAACTGGTTTAGTGTTTAACTCTGCTGGACTTACGGCTGATTACTGTGTTGAGCGAGGTGCAAGAGTAAACATTCCATTAGTTACGCAGACAGCTACTGGCGCATATTCATCTGGTGGATTTGTTGCCGTTGATGGCACAAACATGCCGGGGCTATATAGATTTGACATACCAAATGCCGTGTTTGCAACAGCTGGCGCAGATAAAGCTATCGTAATGTTGAAGGGTGCGACTAACATGGCTCCTGTTTTACTTGAGTATCAGATTGTTGCGTTTAATCCTGATGATGCAGTACGTCTTGGCTTAACTGCTATACCTAACGTAGCACAGGGCACTGCTGGATCACTGCCTATTGGAAATGCTGCTGGCGCTGTCACGGTAGCAACTAACAACGACAAAACTGGTTATTCTCTTACACAAACATTCCCGACAAACTTCTCAACATTAGCAATTACTGTTGGTGGTGCGACTACCGTTGGCACAAATAACGACAAGACTGGATACTCGCTGGCTACTTCACAAACATTCTCAACAACAGGTTCCGTTGGAAGTGTTACTGGTAATGTAACTGGATCAGTTGGGTCTGTAGCTACAGGCGGTATTACTACTGGTTCATTTGCAGCTGGTGCTATTAATGCTGCTGCCATTGCCACCGATGCTATTGGGAGTGATGAGTTGGCAGCAACAGCTACAGCAGAGATAGCAGACGCTATCCTTGCCCGTAACTTAGATAGTTCAGGTAATGAAGTGTCCACCACATCTAGTGGTCGGACAGTAAGAAATGCGTTACGTATTTTGCGAAACAAAGTTGATGCAAGTACAGGTACGCAGGTTGATGTGTACAATGAAGCGGACACATCCGTTATATGGTCTCAGCCTATTACTACAAGTGTAAGTGCTGATCCAATCGTAAAGGTAGGTACGTAATTATGCCAGCAGGTACAGCATTTTCTAGTTCTCTTGAATCGAATATTTTAAACCTTACTCTACGTGGTGGCTCGTTGGCTGTCACTGGTAGTAATACGCTTACATATACAACTGGTACGGGTGCATCGCTCATGCCGTTGTATTTGGCATTCCTAACGACAGCGACTAGCGACGGTACGTTAGTTGAATTAGCATCGGCTGGTGCATACACGACTCGCCCAGCTTTTGTCGGGACATCTGGTCAGCAGTTTTCTACAGGAGCTGGTACTAACGTAGCCTCAAGCGGTGGTGCATCGCTTGTAAACGCAAACGCACTTACGTTTACAGCAACTGGTGCTGCAAACAATGGAATTGTAGGTATTGCTATTTGTTATTCAGCCACAGTAAACGCCACGCCAGCCAACATGGCTACTGATGCATCTGTTCTGTATTACGGAGACCTGACTGGAGGTAGTGTTTCACTAGCTATTGGCCAGTCTATTACATTTGCTGCTGGAGCAATTTCTGTAGCGTTAGACTAATCTAATGGCTGGACCGCTTGGCGCTGGCTATATAACAGTAGCCTTTATAGCTGCAAGGCTTGCTGCACCGTCAACAACAACGACTGGCACAGCAAGCCTTAGTGGCTCATCTACGCTATCTGCGTCTCCATCTTTTGTCCGCTCTGCGTCGATAAGCTCCAGTAGTACACTTACTAGTACTGGATCATTTGTTGGTGCATCTGCAATAAGTGGTTCTAGTACATTAACATCTAATGCATCGTTTGTTGGCGCATCGGCACAAAGTAGTTCATCTACACTAACTGCATCAATACAATTTGTTCGTACGTCAGCATTATCTGGCTCTAGTACATTAACAAGTAATCCAACATTTCCTCGATCTGCGTCAATAAGTGCAGGTACTACTTTATCTGGTTCATTTCAATTTAATACTGGGTCTGCGATTAGTGGATCGAGTACCGTGTTGGCATCACCAACTGGGTCAGCGGCATCTAGTATAAGTGCTTCAGCAACACTTACTCCATTACTTACATTTAATTTTACTAGTGCTATATCCACCTCTAGTACCTTGGCTGGTACTGGCACAGTTGTATCGGCTACAAACGTATCTTCTGCAATTAGTGCAAGTAGCACTTTAACTGGAAATGGGATACGGAACGCATCGTCTAGTGTAAGCGCAAGCTCAACCTTAACGTCATCGGCTACACGTGTTGGCGCATCAAATCTATCCGCAGCTGGGACGCTTAGTAGTATTGGGTCATTCGTTGGTGCTACATCTATTAGTGCATCATCAACACTAACCTCTGCAGGTCAATTTCCGCAAACGTCTGCCATTAGTGCAAAGGCAACGATTGGGGCACTGTTTGGTTTTGGTCGCACGGCAAGTCTGACTGGCAAAGCAACACTGCAGTCATACTCTGTATCTCCAAGTACACCGGGGTACGCTGCATTTGTAACTATTGTAGGTGGAAGCAATGTTGTATCAGTCAACACTGTTCCTGATGCCTGTGAGTGTCCTGAGTATCTAAACTTATTACCTTTGACATGCGGGTGGGAAACAGATCCGTTATGTGTACAAGTTACTGGTGGAACTGGATATGATCTTCCTTTTACGCTGCCAGTGTTT